AGACGCATCTACCGCCGATCCATCAACCCCCCAAGACACCTTCACACGCGGGTACTGGACTCCGGAAATATCGTCCGTCGCCATCGTCGTGCCAGAGCCCTGACTTACTTGAATGTTATCTGCCATGCTATTTCCTTACGTTGTTTGTACAGTCAAACCGATCTGCAGTAGCGTGTGTGCCAGTCCTGGCTGTGGTGCTGCCACATACGTTAGACTTTGCAATTGGGCGTTGTTCAGGCGACTGGCGTAGTATTTGAAGGAGCGGAGGTGTCCGTTGAGGTAGCCTGTTGTATCGTCTCTACCTAAAAGCAATCTGTTTAGCCCTGTCGGAACTGTGACTGTGGTGTCGGCTGTTCCGACTATCCCGTTGGCCGCCGTCACAGAACTGTTTGTTGCAAAAGCGAATGCCGACTTACCTAAAACGGTTGGCAAAACAGCGACGACGTTATTGCCTTGAGAGACACCGCCAAAGATAAGAAACGAGTTGATTAGCGTAAATGCCGCGCCAGTACCGCTTTGAATACGGTTATCGTTTGTCCCGTCGTCAAGTCTAAAGAAAGCCACATCTAAAGTGCGCGCCCCCGTTAGCGTAGGCTCCACAAAAACAGTCCCCTCCGTCTGGTTATACCAACTAGAGAAGTTTGTTCCCGTAACAGACGCCACATCCGCTGCGCGGGTTGCTGCGGTTGTAGTGGTGGGGATTACGCTGGTGGCAAAGGCGCCTAGCTCTAGCTGGGGTAGGCCAATGCGGATGGTAAAGTCTATTGCTGCACCAGTTAACGTAATTCTAAAGTACGCATTTAGAAAAGCCGTCGTTGCTCCGCCGTTTGTTGTAGCTGTTTTACTTTGGCGCGTCCCACCCAAAGCTGTTGTCGTTACTGTGTATGCAGTAGAAACTTGTTCCGAAACAAAAGCGTTTGCGCTTGTTCGCTCTTCAAAAACTGTTGCAATTGAACTTACGCCTGTTGTTGATCCTGCCGCCAATGCAACAAATAAAGAGTGCGTCCACGCCTGCCCTGTAATTGCGGCAACTCCATTATTGGCTTCGTCTAAAAGCAAATATGTGCCTGCTGCGCTTGGTGTGCCGCTAAGGCGAATGTCAATGTAGCTGACCCCGGTTTCTGTGCCTGTGCCAACAACTTCACGAGTCAAACCCGTCAACGCAGTAGATGTTGACCAGTTCGTAGGCAACGTCCCCGGCGCCCCCGCCACAGCCCCCTGCATCGTATTGTTACGAATGCTGTTCGTCCGCTGCTCCTCAATCAGCAGCCCCTTGGGTGCAATCGTTACAGGGTCGTAGTCAAACCGTGGGGTGTCGATTGCCGCACTCGTAAGCACGCCGGAACTGTTGACGTAGGTGCCGGTGCTGGCCCGCGTGAACGTAATCCTCGGGTCAAGTAATCCGCTAAGAAAGTTGAAGTCCAGTGCCGCACGCAGCGCTGCTCCAACCCGTCTGGGAAAACCAAACCCAAAGCCAAAGGACATTTTAGTAAATCCCCACTAACGACGTCGCCGTAGTGCTTGTTGCAAAAACCCGAATGACCTGCACAGGAATCACGACACCCGCCAAAACGCCAACAAACGTCACATCGTCGCCCTGCGCTGTCAACACACGCACATTCCCCGCAACACCGGCGTAGACAACCGCCGGGTTGGTCAGATTGACGGTGTCACTTGGCGTAATAGCGACTGCCCCGCCCGGGTACATAGGGAACGTCGGGCTGTAGTTAGTCTTTGCCATTACCGGCTCCTAATTAAGCGCTAGGGGGGTTCTGAGCACCGTTGTCTGCACGTTGAGCGTAAGCGACCGTGACGATTGCACGACCAGCAGTCAACGTAGCCGTACCAACAGCGATACGCACGTAGATCGTCGTGTCAGCCGTGGTGGAGGTTTGCCAAGCCAGTTGGGTCGCAGCAGTAGCAGTGCCCGTGAAACGGCCACCAGCGGTCGTAGCAACAGCCGCCATCAACTCAGCGCCGCCCGCAGTCGTACCGGCAGAAATCGTCGTCGTACCCGCAGTGGCAGCAACAACTTGATCAACAAAGATGTTGATGATCTGGGTGCCTTTGGGGACGATAAAAGGAACAACGTCGATGTTACCAACGATGGAACCGGTCAGGTCACCCGTGTCGTAGGATTGGCTCAAGTTGACCAATCCGGTATTGCGGCCAGCACCTTCGCGCACGGTGCCAGAACGGATCGGGCCGGAAAATGTAGAAAAACTCATGGTGATCTCACATGCGAGTTAAGCGAGCCTGTCTGCATGTCGTCAGCCGGGACTGTCAGACTCGCCGGGGTTCCCGGGGTTACACGGTTATATCACTTTGGCGAAGATGGGGCAAGCAACCGCTAAAAACGTACGTTACAAACTTAGTTACAGGTATTGTTTTGATCTGTAACGCTCGCTGGTTTTATACCTATCAGGCAAAGAAAAAGCCCCCGCAAGGGGGCTTAAAATCTAGCTAAGTGCTTGATTTTACTGGGGTTTCATCAGGTAGAACCAGAGGAGCCCCACAGCCCCAACGCATCACTCCAGCCAAAGCTGTACCGTTCACGAGCTTTGTAACGCACGTTACCGGTATCAAAATCACCGTCCATGGAGGTTGCCATAGGCGAACGCTCAAAGTGCTTCAGGCCGTTGGGCACGTCGGTCAGCAAGAACCAGCCGTTCACGTCGGTCAAGAAGTGGTTGACGCAGTAGCCTTCAGGAATGGCGCCCAACTGTTTGATAGCGTTGATATCGTTATCAGTGGTCGAGACGCGCAGTTCCGTGTCCATCAGACGCTTGGCAACGAACATGTACGCTGGGGGAATGACCAGCTTACGTGGCTTGGCAGCGATCAGCAGACCACGCTCGTCAGTCCAGGCAGCGATTTGAATGATCGCGGCTTCCAGGGAAGTCTCGTTCAAGTCGACGCCAGTGGCGGGGCTGTTGTAGTTAACAGAGCCGTTGACCAGGGGGTGGCCGACACGGGAGCCGCCGGAATTGACGCCGCACAGGGAGACACCGTCGCCGCCAAGGAAGCTGCCGCTGAACGCATTGTTCAGAACGGAAGCGCCCTTGACTTGCTTGGTGTAAGCCATACCGCGAGCCAGAGCCTTGGTGTAGCGGGCAGACAGACTGTCATACAGGTTGTCTTCCACAGCTTCTTCAGTGATGGAGAAGCCCAGGGCGATGGTTTCGTGGGTGTAGCGGGAAGTGAAAGCTTCTTGCGCATTGTCATAAGCAATGGCAGCGCCTTCGTTCTTCACCGGGGCTGCGCCGAAACCGGCCAGCTTGGTTTCTTCTTCAAAGCTACGTTCCGATTTCTCGATGTCGTAGATTTCCTTGTGCTCTTCGCCGTAGCGAGCGTACTCCAAGCCGAACAGTGCGTTCAAGCCGGGCAGGAGTTCCTTAAGCAGTTGTGCGCGTGAAATAGCCATTATTTACTCCTTAGACGCCGGTGGCGAGGTAGTACGAATGCGTGCTGTGATTGAACTTCACCAGGAGTTCTGGGAAAGCATCAGTCTCAGTGCCAGCAACCACGCCAACAACGCGCATTGCCAAGGTAGCGGTCAGCGCCAAAGAAGCGCCGTTAACGCCAACAACCAAATTGACGCCAGAGTTACCGGTGGACGTGCTACCGGCAGTGGAGAAGCCCAGAGCAGCGTTCTTGCCGACTGCGCCAGCAGCGCCGTTGGTCAGAGTGCCGAAAGCGGCAGTGCCTTGCACTTGGAACACCAGATCAGGATCGTCCGCAACAACGAGAAACACGTCTGTGTAGCCGTTGGTGATCGCGTTAGCAGGCAAGAACTGAGCGAAGGTGGGCTGCTTGGTGGCGGGGTTAACGTACCGAACACCCAGGCAAACACCGACGATACCGGCGGTGGTGCCGGCAGTGGGGGTCGCAGCCAAAGCTGCCGGATTACCTGCCGAAGACAGTTGAACCACGTCACCATTGAAAATAGCGGCGGAGTTGTTGGTAGACAGCTTGATTTCGCGAGTAGAACCCGCGTAAGACTGCCCACCAATCAAGTTTACGGGCTTAAGCCCGTAGGGAGAGAGCGTTGCGGCCATATAAGACTCCTAGTTAAGTACCAGAACCAAAACTCCCGCCGCCACGACTGGTCGAAGATTTCTTCTCCGAGAACAGCGGCATACGGGGGTCGTTGTTTCGCATAAAGTTGTTGTCGACTGAGTCCACCTGCGCTTGTGCTTGGTTGGCGTAGTAAGCGTCACGGGCTTGCGCACGTTCTTTGGCCATCTTGCAGAGCATGAGGCCGCCGATTTCGACGTTTCCTGTCTTGCTACCAAGCAACATCAGTTCAGGGTGGTCAGACGCCTTGACCGGTTCCCAACCTTCGCGCAACTTCTTAGACACGTTGGTAGGATCAGACTGTCCCAGAACGTGCGTCGCTACCCAGCGATACACATACCCAGGCTCAGGAGTAGGGTCAGGCAAGGTACTCGGGGGTGTGTACACCATACGAGCAGTTTTTTCGCGTGATGCCAGATCACGGGGTGTGCGGGAAGTTGCTTCAGCCATTTGATTTCTCCATTTTTGCGATTTCAGCCGCGTATTGCTGTGGGGTAAGACCGAACTTGCGTGCCAACGCGACTTGCGTAGACGTAAGCTGAATCTTTCTTGCACCAGTGGAGCGAGTCCCCGGCGCCACGACGGTTGCTGGCCGCTTGGATCCATCACCGGACTTTTGAGTATTGTCCGAGCCAAAGAAATCCGAAAACACCGAACGCATGCGAGCATCAATTTGCTCGAAGTACTCATCAGAGCGAGGGTCAACCCCCGAATTCACTAGTTTTTGATGCAGCCCTAGTGAGAAGCTGGTCATTTCCTCGTGCCCCGCAGCCCCAAACCACTGGTTTTTTGCCTGCCAGCGCAGAGTCTTGTCATCGACTTGGGGTGCCTGTTGCACTTGTTGAGGGATTTGTACCACTTCTTCTTGAGGCTGTAAAGCGACCTGCTTTGCGTACTTAGCCTGTTGAAGACGTAGTTTGGCATCCGCCATTTCTTCTTGAGCCGAAATAATCGCATCAGTATCAAAAGCCTCGTGCGCGGCCTTCAATTTCTTACGTGCGTTATCCAACTCCATCTCTGCGGCAGAGCTGGCGGTCTCGGCGTACTGCTTGGCGCCTTCGTTGTACTGATTCTTGAGTCGGCGGTTCTCGTCGATCAGCGCTTGGGCGATCCGTTCGAGTTCTTGCTTCTCGCGCAGCGTCGTTTCTTTGGCGCGGCGCTCATCGTGTCGTGCATGAGTAAGCTCTTTGATACGCTTCTTGACGCCGTCGGAGTACGCCTCCAGCTCATCATCAGACGGGTCGCTAACTTCACGATCCAGCGGCTTGCGGCCACGGTCTTTTGCAGGAGTGTCGTCAACGATCTCGACTTCAAAGGCGTCATCCGCTTCAACGGAGACCTTCTTGTCTTCTTCATCCGGGAACTTGTATTCTTCAGTCATGGTAGCTCCTTATGCAGCGCGGCTAATGCCACGGGGGTCGTCCACAACAGCGTCGATCTGGTCATCGTTGAGCAGCCGGAACTCTTTGCCGTAGATCTTGAACCGGGTGCCAGAGTAGGTACGAACAAGTACGAAGTCGCCTTCCTTACACCACGCGCCGGAAGGGAACTTGGCTGCATCCTTATATGCGTCGGGGCCTACCTTCAACACGAACATCACGGTCGTCGCATGCTCTTCAGACTTCATGAAAGACTCGGCCTTAACGATCGAGGAATTTTCAAACTTGTCTGAAACATCAGGAACTACGCACAGAAGTTTGTAGCCCGTAGGTTGGGGAACCTGCGTGGCCTTTTGCTCTTGCGGAGCATCTTCCGGCTTGTCGATGGGTTGAATCGGTTCGGGCAGGCTGACACCTGGGGGCAAAATGAGGTTACTCATCTGATTGTTCGACTTTCTCTAGCAAGGTCAAAAGGTGGGACTCGGCGATCGCTAGACCTTGAATCACGCCGCAGAGTTTCTGATACTCGTCAAACGACCGACAACCCCCTCCCGAGAGGTCGTCAGCGTAGTTATTCATGTCCGTGCGTAGCTTATCGCGCAGTACGCGTGCGAAGTCTTTCATCATGACGGACATTACTCCTTAGTCGTTTTCTTCTGTTGGCTCTGCATGGCGGCTTGACGCGCCTGCATAGCGGCTTGCTGTTTGCTCTTGGCGATGTCGATGCCCATGCGCACGCCTTCGCGTTGTTGCTGGTCTTGGCGACTCTGCTGCTTGTACTCGACGTCCTTGCTGATCTTGAGCATGTTGAGTTCGGACGTGTTCTCCATCTTTTCGCGCTCGATGTCGATGCGATCGGACTCGGCAGCCGCGTTGACCTGCATCTGCTTTTCCTTGATGTCCAGCTCGCGGGAGCGAAGCTGCAGTTCTTGCTGCTGCATCTGCAGCACAGGATCCTGGGCTTGTTGCTGGGCTTGCTGTTGTGCAGCCATTGCTTGGTTCTGCTGCAGCACCTGCTGGGCAGCCTGGGCCATCATGCCGGACATGGCGATCTCAACTTCTGGTGGCAGCTTCTCGTCTTCTGGCGGCAGGGCCATACCGAGCTGTTGCTCGATCTTCTGACGGTAGCCATAGCCAACGTGCTCGGCGATGTGTGCTTGGATGGCTCCAAACATGGCCTGCGCCTGGGGGTTCTGCCCCATCAGCTTCTGAACCACGGGATCCTGCATCATCGCGGTGTGTACCTGGATGTGGGCCTCGTGATCCTGGTGAATGAACGCCTTGAGGGGCTTGCCCTTGAGCACGAACATGTTCTCGGTCACGGGGTCGACGGGCTTCTGATCGTCCGGCAGCGCGACTAGCTTCTCGGGGTTCTTGATGCCCAGAACCTCCAGCATGCCTCGGTGCAACTGGGGCAGGTCGTAGATCTGTGGCGCGCTCTGGGCGAGCTGGATGACTGCTTGGTACTGTACGACGCGCTGTGCCAGCGTGGACGCGTTCGGGTCGGACACCGGGATGATATCGACATGCTTGAAGTCCTCTTTGCGAGCGCTCTGGCGACCGGTCTCAGGCTCGTAGCTGTAGTCCTCATCGGCGTAGTCGGCGATGATGTCTTTGATCAGGCCCAGTTCTTGCTTGAGTGCATAGTGAACCCGTGCCTGCACAGCCGTCATGACCTTGAGCTGGCGCTCCAGCAGTGCCAGGGTGGTGCCCACCGGCGCCTGGGCTGACATGTCGCTGACCTGCATGTCGGCGGTAGCTGCGAAGCGACGGCCTTCTTCAACGATGGTGTTGAGCAGGTTGTACAGCGTGCCGCTTGGTTCTTTATACGGCAGGGGCAGGATGCTGTCGCGCATGGCGCCAGAGCCGACGTCCACGTCGCGCCACTCGCCTGGAGCGATCGGGGTGTCGTCACCCTTGATGCGCAGACCGCGAGACTTCAGACCGCCGGGCAGGTTAGACAGTGTTCCTGCGTCCACCAACTGGCGCATGATGGAGGTTGCCGACTTGGCGAAGCCACCGATCAGGTGGAACAAGCCGAAGCCGTAGGGGCCAAAGCCGGGGATGTAGTTGTACTGGACGAAGTGTTGACGCTTGAGCTTGAGTTCGTCTTCTTCTTTCCAGTTCCGGCGGATGGCCAGCACGGTGTTCGTGCCACGGATGAGCGTGATGACGTACGGCAGTGCGATGCCGGTAGGCTCGCCGTCTTCCTCGTCCTCGAATCCGGGCAGGTCGAGGTCAACGCAGCACTCATATAGAACAAACCGCTCGTCGTTGATGTCGCTGAAGCCGGTCTCGCTGTCTTTGGCCTTCTGGATGTCGTCTTTGGTGTGTTCTGGCTCGCCAATATCGGTTTCGCAGTAGAAACCGGCCTGCTGGAGCTTCAAAATCTCGTTTTTTGTCTTGCGCATAACGTGCGTTACGCGGTACGACGAGCGTGCATCAGTGACGCCGTAGGGCAGCAAAATGTCTTCTGCGGGGATAAAAATCGAGCTTTGACGGTCTAAACTGGGGTCAAAGTACACTTTCTTGAACGCGCTGCCTGCTGCCGGCAGGTTCCACAGCATTCTCTCGTGCTCTGGCCTGAACTCCTGCATGCGCTCGGTCAACTGGTAGTTCATGTCGTCGACGACACGTGTGGCAGACTCTTTCTTCGCAGGCGTTTCTTTACCGATGATTTTGGCCTTGACTGGGCCTGCTGCCGGGAACGTCTCGGTGATCATCTCGCTTTGGAACCGCACCACTGCCTCAGTGATCATGGGGTGGAACACGCCGCAGGCACCGTTCCAGGGCTCTGTGCGCTCCTCATACTTGAGGCCCAGCAGCTTCAAGCCGTCGACGTAGGCTTGTTCCCAGTCCTTGCGGCTGCTGCGGTCGTTCTGAATGTCTGAGTCCAACTCAGAGGCCAGCGCCTGCATCTTGCCCGCGTCCATATACTCGGCGAGGTTGGCGTTGAAGTCTTCCGCACTGGGCTCTTTGGGCGTAATGGTGAGGTCTAGACCTCCAGCGTGGATGGAGACTTCTTCGGGATCAACGATCTCAATCTCGATCGGTTCCGCTTCTTCTTGCTCTAGACCTTGGGGGGCTTGGTACAGGCCCTTGTCCATGAAATTGGTAGCCATAAGGATCCTTAATAGTAGGCAGCAGAGCGCCGGCGAAATAACTGCGGCTCATCTTTGCGGTCAGACGATAGCGACACAAAGCCCCCGCGTCTATAGCGCGCCAGGGCCATTGAAACACAGTCTACGAAGTCATCGTGCTCGCCGTGAGGAAACTCCGCGCATTCATTTATCACCTCGAACGCCCAGCGGTGGTCTGGCGCCCAGACAACTTTATCGAACAGCATGGGTGCTACCGAGTTAACTCGCGCTCTCTTGTCGTTGGACACACCTGCGCCTGCGCGTGACGGGCTGTAGTCTTCAACAATCAGCTCCATCTGACGAAGCTCCTGGATGAGCGGGGCACCGGCGGCCTTCTTCTCGATCAGCAGACACTCGGGCTGCCACTCCTTGTACTCGTCCATCGCCTTTTGCTTGAGCTGTGGGAACTCCCAACGCCCCTTGACCGCGTTGAGCATGATGATCTCATGGCGGTTGGTTTCTTCGTTGAACCACACACCCCATGTAATACAGGCGCTAAAGTCATTATGACTCTTCGTGTCGTGCGCCGTATCCCAAACCTGGATCACAAACTCCACATCGGGCGGGTCGTCCTTCTCCCATATCTGCCACCACTCGCGCTTGAGGATGGCGCCTTCTTCCGAGGTGGGCTCCTGCATGTACTGAGCGGCCCAGAACTGGGGCTGCATACCGGCCTTCTTTGCCAGCAACTGATCCACGGGCCACTGCTCAGGCCACAAGCTCTTGCCAGACGGCAGGATGGCTGGGAACCGCACTTCAGTCCAAGGCGTGCTGTTGGGGTTGTTCTCTGCCCAGGCCAGCGCCCTGCCGATCGGATCCTTCTTACCCCAGCGTGTGCCGATCATAATAATGCGCCCGCCGGGCATCAAGCGCTGTATAGGGCCAACCTGCATGTACTCCCACGCCACGGAGAACGCATGATCGGGGTTGGCCAAGACCGACTGTTCCGAGACCAAGTCATCGACCACCAGAAGGTGGGCGCCGTGCCCAGCTACGTTAGCGCCGATACCGATGGCCAGATACTTGCCGCCTGCGGTCGTTGTCCAGTTGTCTGCCGCGCTCTTATCTTTAGAGACGGTGGTGTTGGGGAATATCTCCCGGTACGCTTTTGTGTCGAGCAGGTTGCGCACCTTACGCCCAAAGTCAGCGGAGAGCGCTGCCGTGTGGGTGGCCATCATAATGTGATGACTAGGCAAGTGCCCCAAGTACCACGCCACAAACATATAGGCGATCGTCTCCGACTTACCGAAGCGTGGGGGCATGCTGACCGTCAGCCGCGTCTCTTCACCGTCCCGCACTTTGTGCAGCAACGGCTTCATATAGCGGTGATGGGGGCCTTCTTTCCACTCAGGGTATAGGTGGGCGCAGAACGTCAGAAAATCGTCACGGCAGCGCTTTAAGAGCTTCTTGTGCTCAAGCGTTTCCAACTCGCTCAGCAAGGCTTCCTTCTCTGCCAGCGGCATGCTGGGCAGGTTTGCCACCAAAGCGGCTATCGCCTCTGATGAGAGTTCCTCAAGCATCCCGGCGCTCTACGACTTGACCGATCTCAGCGTCGATGGACTTCACGTCGATAACTTCTGCCGGCGTGGCGCTGGACGGGATGTTGGTGATGAACTTAGCCAAGCGCTCGCGCAGGCGCTTCTCGATCTCTTCTTCGCTGGCGTCCTTCTTGGTGACTTCCACGCGCTCAGTAAAGAGTGCAACCTCCGTCACGTTGCCAAGCATCTGCAAGGCTTTCAGCCTGATGTTAGCGTTGGGGTTGGTTGTCTCTTCGACAATCTTTGCTACAGCGTAGCCGCGCAGTTCCTTGGCCTGATGGATGAAGTCCCAATCATAGGCCGTCAGCATTCCTGTGAGGTGCTGCACTGCGGCAGGCGTCTTTATAGCGGCAAGGGCTTGCTTCTGCGTTGCGCTGCTGAGATCGAAATTAAGCGCGGTGAAGGCTGTCCGTGCGGCTTTGGTTTGCTGCTTGTCGTCTACGTCTTTGTCTGAGGGGACTCCGAGGTCTTCCAGCCATGCCGCCGTCTCTAATTGAGCGTCGAGCATAGTAGAAGCGCCTATCTGTTCAATAGGAGTGAAGTTGCCTGCCGGTGATATTTCAGGCTCGAATTGCACCAAGTTCTCAAACATTTGCGTATGCGTAGATGACATATTTGCCTTCTCGTTGACCGCAGTGTACATTTACTTTGCGCTTTGCGCACATCTCTCTCCTGTTAGTCTGTTTCATACTCCTCCGTTGCCCGCTTGGTTTCAAGCGGGCTTTTTTTCTTGTGCTTGTCTAAAGTTTTACAAAAGGTTGTGCAAAATTTTTGCAGTGGGGGTGGGGGGTCTAATTATTCAAAATGCAACCTCAAGAGCATAACGCGAACCACAAGGGCATTAGCTAAAAAGGCATAACACGCATTGCGCAGCTCTTACTTAAATTGGCATAACTGCGCCTGGCTTCTATCTTACTTAAATTGGCATAACTGTATAGCGTGGTTGTGAAATACTGTTCCTGCTAAGCGCCCCTGCCATCGTCATACAGCGGGGGGTGCCGGTACGGTGGGGTCGCGCCTGGGCCGATTGGCTGGAATCGCTGTGCGGTCGCTTGGCTTGGCTTGGCTTGGCTTGGCTTGGCTTGGCTTGGCTTGGCTTGGCTTGGCTTGGCTTGGCTTGGCTTGGTGCAGCATAGGCATTTAGCTGAGTAGCTAATTAGGCAATAGGGTAGGGCCACGCAAGCCGATCCACCCCGAACCCCCGACGTTAAATAGTTAACGAACAATTTATTCACTGTTACAAATAAACTGTTGACCGATCCTTTTATTAGGCGTATGATCTATTCCACGCTGTAAGGGTTTTCGGAGCGACGCGTGGATGTTCGGGGGTGTCAGGGGTTCGACACCACACCACGCGAAGCAAAACGAAAATTCCGACAATTGTCTGAAAACTTAACTTTGTGGAGACTTCACTATGACTAAGCCCGTCCTATTCCCTGCCGTTGAAAACAACACCCCCAAAGCCCTGCGCACCTGTGGCCACGATAAGCACATGACAACCCTCGAGGAGGGGAAATGGGACTACAAAGCGACCGTTAAGCGGGCGCTGGAATGCATGGACACCGCCGACCTTGTGCGAGATAAACTCGCAGGGTTCTTTGTCGGTCAGACTCCCGAGGCTGTGCGCGATATGCTCCTCCCCGAGGTCGCTGCGTACTATGGCTGTCCGTGGAAAACAGCGAAGAGTAGCGGCAAAAAAATGCTCTCTTCTTCTGCGCCCTCCAGCATGCGGGCGGGCAAGGCCTTAGATCGTTTGGTTAACGTCATTGTCGGGGAACAGAACGATCATGCCGCAGCTGTTGCGGAAGCCTCCGAAGAGACCACAGAGGGCGAAGCCGAGGCAGAAGCTACCCCCGAGGCATCCCCCGAGCAAGTCGCTGCTATGTTGCAGTTGATCCAAGCATATGGCATGGATCGTAAGCTTGCGAATAAGGCCCTCTCAAAGGCTTTCGCGACTATCAAAGCTTCGAAGTAAACACCCCCGGGGGCGAATGCCCCCCTCTTAAACCATCGGAGAATCACAACATGACACTAGAACAGATCCAAAACTTCGTCCGCTCAGGCGGTATCGCATGGCCGGGGGGCTATCAAATGGCCCTACTCATGGCCGATGGTGCGTGTATAGACGCACAGAGCACGCGGGAGAATTACCGCCTTGTGCGGCGTGCTATGCAAAGCCCCGGCAGTGATAGGGCATGGGAGCCACGCGAAGTGTTCATCTATTGGGAGGGTGCGCCGATAGAGTGTGCACACTCGGGCCGATCCATCCCTTCAGCCTACGGCGAGGATGGCGTAGCATGAGCCGCGCCGATGTTCTCTTTGCGCTATTTCTAGGCGCAGTCGCCGGGTACGTTTTCGCTCAGTACCTCTAGCCTTACCCATCCCCCATCAGCCCTCACGCAACCCGTGAGGGCTTTTTTGTGTCCACAAATTTTTCAGACAAGTGTCTGAATTTTCACACTATGTACACTCAAATAAATAGCTACCTCACGTTTTTACTTAACATTCAGCGCACCCCCTATCGCGACGCTCTGCGCATAACTGCGGCACACTTTCGCACCCATCCCCACGTCGTCGAACGAATTTTCTACCGCGGAAAATGACACTGGTCGGAAACGCCCAGCCCCTTAAGGCTAAAATGCCAATCTTACACAAAATAAACTGTTACATACACTTTAGAGTTTTCATTTTTCAACAATCCCAATTAAAGATTGGCAAGCGTCGGCCTGTAACCCGCATGGATGCTAGTGTTCGATGGGAACTGGCTTTCCTACCTATCTACATATATCTATTAAAAGAGATTTATATATAAGCCCCACTTTTTCCTCTTTTTTCGTTTTTTTTCCTTTGCGCTCGTTTGTTTGTTTGTTTGAAAAAGAAAAAAAGAAAGAAAATTTTGGATTGATTTTAATGTGGGGAAAAAGTCCGTCGGAAAGCCAGAACCCCCCCAAACCCGCATGAACGCTTACTCTCCAGCCATTCCTTGCCAATCTTTAGAATGCCCGAAATTGAAATATTAGGCCAGTACCCCCCCCCCTCTTTTTATGACCTCCCCGCCAACCCGCGTGGATCCTCACGCTCAGAATTCCGTGTGTTTTCGATGTCAAACGAGTCTATAAAGCCAGAACCCCCGCAAACCCGCATGAACGCTTGCTCTCCTCAATTTTGCTCACAACCTTTTCATTCGGACAGAACCTTTTATGTTGCTAAAATACAACACAAAAAAGTGAAATAAACTCTTGCCTAGCAATTTATTCTGTGGCACAATCTAGTCATCGGATCAACAAAGCGAAGGAAAACACACTATGACCCCCACCAAAACCATCCCCCTTTGGGCCGACATCCACCCCCGCTCGTACGCAAAGCCTACGGTTGTGCGCTTTAGAACCCCCACAAGTCAGTTTTCATGGGCTCCCGCCCCAGAAGTACGCTATGCAGTGTGCGGCACCGAGTACGGCTACCTGCACACCACCGCCGGGGGTGTGCGCACATGGGGCAGTTATTCCGGCGCCCACAAAGCAGCAAAAGCCTATCAACCCCTGTAAATAAAAAGTGTGACACCACGTCACACTTTTCAACCACCCACCAACCCAAAGGAAAACATCATGATTAACGAACTCAAGAGCCACGTCCAGTCTATCGCCGAAAATCTGACCAGCCCCCCCGCTGAGTGGAATGAAGGCCGCGACGTCGAATCAGAGGGTGAGTTCAGCGCATTTGACTACCTGCAAGGTGCGCTCGATATCGAATACGTCGTCAATGCCAAGGCTGAATACCTGGGCGCGAGAGTCCTTGTTGCCTTCGGCGGGCCTGATATCTGGATAAACACGCGCACAAACACTGTTGAGGGGGCTTGGTGGGGTGAGCGCGCGACAGCGCCTTTTACCGACAACATCGGCCTTGATGCTGCGCTCGAAGAACTCTGGAATTGCCGCTAGTTCGATCAACAAATAAAAAGTGTGACACCACGTCACACTTTTCTAGACAACCTCAACCACCTTCACTCACCCACAAGGAACCCGCACCATGCGCTATCAAACCAACGCGTTCGCCGACATTTTGAGACTGACCACGCCCGACGGGCGCGTGCCGAAAGAAATCCCCGAACACTATTGGCAGTTTTGCTGGGCCATGCGCCGCCGCGCTATGGGTAACCCCGTCCCCAGTGTTGGCGCACGCGACGTTGCGACAAGGTCAAAGCCGATAAAGCTCCCCACTAAATAAACTCAAAGGAACCACACCATGACATTCGAATTCCAAAACACGGCTCACACCACCCCCGCACAACTATGCGCCCATATCGCATACGTCTACATAACATCAGACGGGCACAACGACCCCGAGGACGTGTCGATCCTTCTCAAACGCTACACAGCCGAAGAGTTAACGGACGAATGCCTCGAAGGGTGGAATCTTTGCGAGCAATGGTTAGCCGACCGCAACACAACCCGCGCCGACATCACCCGCGCTATCGAGCATTTCATACGCTACCGCCCCGATCAGGTGTTCAGCGACGAAGAGCTACGCGAGTCGGAGCGCGACTATCAGAACGACATTGACGCAAAGGCACAACGCGAAGACCGCGCCTGTGGCGGGTAACCGCGCCCATATCGGGCCAAGCCCGACCAGTGTTAATCCCCCGCGCTGCTGCTACGCAGCGCACACAACCACCCACGGAGAACCTACACCATGACAACCCACCTCAATCTGACAATCAACGCTAAGCACTTCGCGGCTGTTGCCTCAATCCGCGCTGCTATAGATATACGCATGTACCTCACGGGGGTGTGTATTGAGACAGGCCCTAAGGGGGCTTACATCATCGCAACCAATGGCCACGCGCTGGCCGTGTCGAAGGTGGGCGCCGGCGACATCGTCGGCACTCTCCCGGCAACCGAGACGCAGTTCATTCTCCCGCCTGATGTAGTGGCGGATCTTGTCAAACTGGCCAAAACGAAAACCGCCGCATTCAGCATCACGCTGCCCGATCAGCCCGGCCAATACGGCGGAGGCACCCAACGCATAGCCAGCATCCACACCGTGACCTCGACCGGCATTCACGAGCAACGCGTAGCCGAGATGGACTGGAAGTACGTTAACTGGCGCCGTGTCGCACGTCACGAATACAGCCACGAGCCCGTGGCATACGATCCCCGATACCTCGCACTCATCGACAACGCTGCGCACATCATCAAAGGCAACAGAAAGGAACACGTCGGCACGCTGGTGCGCCCCGGTACGCTGGGGACGTGCGGCTTCGCATGGCTCGATATGCACGGCACCACCTGCGCATGGGTCAGCCCGATCAACGGGCCGATGGAAGGGATGCCAAGCTCACCAGCCTGGACAATCTAAGCAACACAAAATAAGAAGTGTGACACCATGTCACACTTCTGGAATAAACTCTTAACCCAACCAACCATTTAATCGAGAACACCTCATGGATGCAATGATCATCAATACGACTGACACTTCCAGCCTGAACGCCCTCATCACGCTGGCCCTGAAGCAAACAATACAGGCGGCTGTTCAGGCCGCGATAGAAGACAGGATTGCGACCCTTGACGCTGACTTAGCCGGTATCGCACAGCACATGCTGACGAACCGTGCCCAGGCGGATGCGCAGCATGCCGCGATAGAAGAAGGGCTCGACGATTTAAAAGCTGCCGCGAGTCACGTCAACAACAGTCGCAAAGAGGTGGAGTCCGTTGTAGTGCGATGCCACGAGCAAATACGCCTCCTAGAGAAACGATGTGTAACAGCCCTCGCGGAGCGGGAAGCCGTCGAGCTGGAGCTACGCGACCGCATCAACAAACTAGAGAAGCGCCTAGACACCCTCAGCTTGATAAACACAGCACAGGAAGACGCGCTGAACGCTCGCATACAAGTCCTAGAAGATGAAGTAGGCCGCCTGCAGCACGCCAACGCAAGCCGGGATCAGGAACGTGAAGACGTCCTCAGGGATCTAGTAGACACCCGCATAGATGAGGCACTAGCAGACATCGACCTGACAGAGCAGGTGCGCAACGTCCTAGTAGACGCAACCATCACGATATAAACAGAAGGCATAACATGACCCCCGAAAAGATCCCCTACCCCGCCCGACGAAAGTACGTATGGGCCTACCCGACCGAGGTGCACACCTATGAAGCTGCACGAGACCTGTTCGCTCGTATGCGAAAGCAAGCGCCAGAAAATGACAACCCCGCCCGGTTCAAAGCCCTCACGCTAGCACTAGAAGCACTCGCCCACCTCAGCCACCACCAGGGGGTGGAGGCGTTCCCTGGCCCCAAGCTGCACAAGCTCTTATGCAAGAGCGCCCTAGCCGCTGACTGGTGCCCTGACCTGGGCGAGAAGCAACGCGCAGCATGTGCGCAGCCTGTCGAGGGTAGCCCGGGGATGTACCGCTGCCCGAAGTGTCGAGAGATCAAGCCCGTGACCGAGTTCCTTAAGACCGTGAGCGCCGCGCAACGCCGCCTCTGGGGGTGGAACAACCCGCAGGCCGTGCGTAAGACCAAGGCCAAGACCTGCAACACCTGCCGCAGCAAAGCACAGCAGAGCGCTGCCCGTAAGAGTGACCGAGCCCTGGCCAAGCAAGCCCGCGCCGCGTTCGAGAAGGCTGTAAAGAATGGCGTCTTGAGCACCGCTGTGAACGACCCCGCAATGCTCACCAAAGTGTTCGACTACTGGCAGACAGTGTTCAAGACCGCAGCGCGCAGCACCCAGCTAGCCCGGCAGAAAGTGGCCAGCAGCACGACCATCCACGCCTCGACGCTCGCGTTCTACGACACCAAGGTAACCCTCCTCACGCTCGCTCAGGAACGCTTCGACATCGCAGCCGATGCCGGACAACTCGCCCCTTACATCGTGCCCGCACCCCACTGGACACTTTTCTTGACCCCCGAGGAACTGACCACCATCCAGACCGCACACGTAACCATGACCGCCGACCGCCGCGAAGAGTTTGTACGTGGCCGCACACCCTCTATATAAGACTGGAGAAAAACATGACGCCTCTAATCCGTGACTGGGTGAAGTATTGCTCTATGGCCGATATAGACCCGACCGAGCTGATGTGGTTCGATATATCCGGGGCGTTTGCTCGTGACGATGTGCAGGCGCTACAACTCACACTCAGCCATGCTCGGCCACCGTTTGATAAGTGCGCGGTGGTTGCGCAGGGGAAGAACAACAGCGGCAAACACGATGTGTTCTTAAGCGTAGTCGGAACCGATCCGGAAGATGGCATTGTGGTTTCGGCTTGGGTCGGAAAAAATGGACAGAGACCCCGTAGGTTTCCCTTGCTCAAATACGTTGTAAAGGATGGCGTGCTGCACGCTGGGAATTCAGACGGTGAGCACATCGAGCCAACAGACAAAGAGGTGATGCTGCGATTGGTGGCTCTATGGTACGGGACACTGAACCAAGGCAGCGACGCATACAAACCCAGCGTGAAGATGAGCTTCACAAACCGACGCAAGATTGCCGAAGGCAAATCGCCGACGTTCGACTGGGTGACTGTTAAGGTTGAACCAACAAAGCCAAAGGCCGACTATCAAGGCGGCACTCACGCAAGCCCCAGGTTGCATGATCGCCGTGGTCACATGAGACGATTGCCGAGTGGAAAAACTTGCTGGGTTAAGGCTTGCAAAGTGGGCGACGCCACCAAAGGCGTTGTCTTTCACGATTACGAGGTACCAGCATGACAACCACAAACAAAACCACACAACCCACCAAACCCCTCCCTCAGTGCGACTGCCTGAACGACTGCGGGGATGACCCACGCATAGACCGAGGTAAAGCACGCCCCTGTCAGGTGTACATCAACCACATACAGAGCAAGCGACTACACGACGCAAGCGCCGACCTTCTGGCCGCACTGCAAGCGCTGGTGAACATCACCCACCCCGACTTGGACGAGCACAAAGCAGCAACCGCCGCTATCAACAAAGCAACCAAAGGAACCCAACCATGAGCACCCACCAAAAACACATCTACATCTACGTCGCGACCCACCTTTTCATGCTGCTCGGATGGGGGAACCTACTACTCATCGGCATCAGCGTTACCGACACCCCCCTCATCACAACAATGGCACTGCTATCGGGCGGAGCCCTGGCCGCAGCACAAATATGCGCGCTCGTGTTCGACTTCCGCCAAACTGCACACGGACTAGACGACCCCGAAACCCGGTGGTAATATAGTTACCGTAATCCAGTCGGTTTACTGGTACACCGTAACAAAGGAGGCACTATGCCTGACATGACTGACCCAAGACCGAGGCCTGATCGGTTCCCCGATGACTCCCGCGCTGGCCCGTGGGGTGTGAGTAGCGTGGGGATGTACTGGTGTGTGATCCACCGCGAGACGTTGGAAGCGCAGCGCGTAGGCACCATCGGCAAGCCGGCCATGCTCGACCGCGCCTTGGAAGAAGCCTCAAGACGTAACGCACTCCCTGCACCCGTTGCAGTACCCCCAAAAGCCTGAGCCCAAGCCCCCTCTGAGGGGCAGTTAAAGCAGTAAGCGCATTGATACGCTGTGCGCTGCTGTGCCTCACTTAAAAACAGGAGAGAAGAGATGACAACACTACGAGAAGCCTACGACATGATTGATCGCTTTTTACGCAACAATCTTTACGACGATGATTATGCAAATTATGCAGAAGCGCTTGAATTGCTAAGCAGCGAGCCACCCCAGCACCCGGCTGAGTACGGCAGTGAAGCCGACGCCGAAGAACTACTTCGCATCGGAGCAATGCCAGAACCTTTGCGGCTTGCTGCCATGCTAGAGAAAACCATGCAGTGGCCGCTACACGGCAAAGCAGCAGACTGCCTGCGCAGAATGCACAACGAATCCTTGAGTGGTTGCAAATGCCCAGAGTGCAAGGTAGTGCTTCACGCAAGCGACTGCGATGTCCACAATGAACCCGCGTATCCGAAGAGCGAATGCAACTGCGGGGCGACAAAGACTAAGCCGGTGTCCGCCCCACCCCAGCGCAAGCCGCTGACGGATGAGCAGATTGATGCAGGGGTTGCTGCTTGGTTTGCGACCGAAACTGTCGTCGGAGGCCGTCCATTTGAAAAGCGTATGCGAGCCGCCATCGAAGCCGCCCACGGGATAGGAGATAAGGAATGACACAAGACGACATCATCAAGCTAATGCAGCAAGCCTGCGACCCCGACAAGAAACCCGCGTGGCATAACGGATTTTGGACGATCACGCAGGAGGAACTTGAGCGCTTCGCCGACCTTGTTGCAAAAGCCGAGCGTACAGCCTGCGCGGATTTGGTATCCGGCTATCTGACATCGAGTCAGACGTTGAAGGAAGAGATCGCCGATCTGCGCAGAGAGATCGAATGGTTGAGCAGCGTGATTTCCGATCTGCGCTTTGACGTGTACAGACTGCGCGATGAAAGGGGTGGGGAATGATGTTTCGTTCCATCATCGAGGCCACACGGGCGATCTGGGGCGTGGTGAATGGTCGCTGGTTTGTCTGGCGCCATGCGTCAGACGACCTGCTCGAAACCGTGGCTGGCATAAAGCTCAAAGACGCCGAAACTCCTGACATGCACGAACTTATCAGACAAGCAAAAGAAGAACTCAGATTAAGAGGAAACAAGCAATGACCACACTACGAGAAGCCGCAGAGCGGGCGCTGAAATCTTTGGAAGACGCTATCAAGGTGTGGACAGAAGAGATGGAGTTCCGCTCTTGTATTGATGCGTCTGACGAGTGGCTTGAGAGTTACGACGCACTACGCGAAGCACTGGACAACGATCAGCCTTTTGGTTATTTCCAATATTCGATACAACTTGACGCATGGGTTCAGAACCGAATCAACAACAAAGGTGTGGCTTTCTACACCACCCCACCCCAGCGCAAGCCGCTGACGGATGAGGAGATTCTTGAGGCATGGAAACCTTTTGAAGGCAATCCGTTTACTACTAAGTACGAATTTGCCCGCGCCATCGAGCGTGCACACGGGATCGGAGAGAAGGAATGACGGTACTTACACGCAAAGAAGTGATTGAAAGAATCCTGAAAAGCATAAACGACGCGCTCGAAACAATCCCCCCAGAACGACGGGCAAAGGTTGCTGTTGCGATGTTGAACTCAATGGCGGGAATGCCCGTCGTTTACGACCCCGAAGAGGAGAAGAAGGAATGAGGCGTGTCATCACGCAGCACACGCTCGAAACGCTGATGGCCCGCACGGTAGAAATCGGCGAATGCCGCGAGTGGCTGGGGTATATCGCGAACGACACCCCCCAGGTGTCGCATGGCGGCAAGATGATGACCGTAAGGCGCCTGATGTTCGAGCTTCAAGGCAAAGACGTGGATGGCTATTACATCGCGCCAAGATGCGGTAATTTCCGATGCGTCAACCCAGATCACGCCATTGCTCGAACAAAAAAAGCGCATCACAAGATCATGAACCAGAACGCGGATCCCAACGGGATGCTGCGCATCATCAAGCTACAGCAAGTGTCTAGAGGGAGGCGCAAGCTGACCGACGAGCAAGTACAACAGATACGCAGTGACCCCCGCCCCTCACGAGCCGTCGCAGCAGAGCACGGTGTCAGCAAAGGTCTAGTGTGTCTGATCCGTGCCGGTAAAGCACACCGCGCAGTATCCGCAAACCCCTTCGCGGGTCTTATGAAATAGGAGAAGAAGATATGACAGATTCAAAAGTTATTGAACTCGTAAATTTGGCTGGCTGGGATGCTGTTGATTTAGAAGATGGGTTTGGCGAACGGATTAAGAAGTTCGCCGACTTAGTCGCCGCTGCTGAACGCGAAGCCTGCAACGGTTTGTGGGAAGCTCAACGGTTAACCGATAGCCAAATTTCCGACCACATTGAGGCGGCTGTCGCCGCTGAACGAGAAGCCTGCGCAAAAGTGGCAGAAGCGTATAAAGAAGACTGCTACGCCGGGGATTTGGACTGGTATGTAGTCAAGTACATAGTTGACGAAATTAAAGCAAGGGGGAAGGAATGACTAAAAAGAAAGGCAAGAAGGTAGCCGCTACGGAACTGTCATGGCTACTACCCGCGAAGCCATCCGCTGAAGCGGAACCCGTATTGACGGAAGAAGAAGGGGATACAGCACACGAAGTTAAAGAGGCCATATGGGAAGCCGTCCACGCGCTCGTTAATAAGATGACGGACGGATTACCGGCACATGTAGACGACGTCATCAGGATGCAGTTAACAGAGTCTTTTAGGTTTTGGAGATAAAGAATGACACGAGACGAAGTAATCGCCCTGGCGCAGAAGTGCCAACTCATCGGAGCCAACCCACACGAGGACGGCATTTATCTGAACTCCCTGGAAGCATTCGCAGCCCTGGTGATGGACGCCCAGATCGACGGAGGCAAGTGCCCCTCTTGCGAATACAACAAAGGCAGAGCGAAACGCTGGCGACACGAGGCATACAGGGCCAACGGCACGCCGCTGCCGTGGGATCCGGACGAGCCCGCTCAAACAGACTAAAACGAGACAATAGAACAACGCCAACTGTTGCACACGGTCAGCCGTTGGCGCATAATCCGTTACCGTCAAGCAACCTTTAAACAAGTCGGAGATCACTTTATGCAACCAGTGTTTAATCTGACCAAGTTGTTTCGAGCGCCGACGGCTGTCACGCTGGCGGCCAAAGAGTTGGAGGCAGCCAAGAAAGACCTCCTTCGACATCAAGCCGCGTCTGACTACCACGCTCGCATGAGCGAGTACTGCATCGCATCCATGCGCCGCTTGTCGGTGTTCATCAAAGAGGAGCAACAAAGATGAGGGGTTTTCTATGGCGGCTTAAGCGCACACTCAGGCGATGGGGGCACGCGATGCAGCACCGACTGGGGAACAACTCAGGCACCATCACAACGTGGTGGGAGGGCGACTCCAACAACGAGCGGCTCATGATGGGCTTCAAATGCGATACGTGCGGCAAGCTCAGCGGCGTACACGAGTCCGTCATTTCCCAACGCATGAGAGAACGCAAGGAGCGCTACCGTGACCTTTGATGCTGATGACGCACTGATGTTGTTGACGCCTACAACGCACCTGCGGTTTGTAGTTCGCGGAGTCACCGAATTCGACATAAGCACGAACGGCTACGAGCATAAAAACGCCAAGATCCTGCAGCAGTGGTTCGAGCCGCATCACCGCTACGCGGGGATCGTCCCTGGTGAGTGGCGAGATGTTCAGACCGAAGTAGAAGAAGACGAAGACGAAGCCTAAAAGGGGCGCAGCATGACGAAACCTGTAGAGACCGTTGATGCTGTACTCCTCGACGCTAACCTGCCGTCATACACAGAGACCATGAAGGCGCTGCACGCGCTGGCACTGGAGGTGGGGCTCGCCCCTCACGTAGACACACACACCGTGTACAAAACTTGGGCTCTTTTAGACAGGTTTTATGCACTGGCACAAAAACGTACCCCTTAGTTAACACATCCTTTCATTGGAGAAAATCATGCGAAAGAAAATCATCATTGCCGCTATCGCCGCACTCACATCCGTCGCGGCCTGGGCAACGTGCTCCACGCACACCACTTGGTACAACGGCAGATCCGTGACATGCACCACATGCTGCTACGGCGGCAACTGCACCACAAACTGCTACTAAGCCCGCCCCTGCCATGCCATCAAACGCGAAGACCCGCAAGAAGTACCGACCCAAGCCGCAGATCCTTAACGCTATCGGGCATGTCATGGAGGGGATGGGATCCGTTAAGTCCCACGAGTCATTTTTACGCACGCTCAAGATCCGCAACAGTGGCGCAATTGTGGCGCTGATGCAGGGAACCGCGACAAAGATGGACATGAACACGCTCGTGGCCCTGAGCAACATGGTCGAGGTTCTGTGCAGCATGGGGTTCGGCAGCGAGTATCTGAAAGTGTCCGTGGACGGCCGAGAAGCGATCCTGCGCATCATCTTCCGTGCTGTGGACAAGCTGCGTTTCGTTCCGATGGGGGTCGAGGTCAAAGCCATTCAGGAACTGCTGGAGCTGCACGACCAGCAGATGAATGTGATCACTATCAAGGAACTGGACAACGCACTGGCGTTGGTCAGAAAGTTGATCCGCCAGCCTGATGCGATCCGCTTGCCGAAGGTGGACGAAAAGCTAGAGATAGGGAGTACAGGATGAGTGCTAAAGGTTCTAAAGCGATAAAGGTTAACCACTTAGTTTTAGCGCAGACCTTTAGGATGCTGCAGGCGGGGCCTGTGACAGCACAGACGCTGGCAAACGAGACCGGGGTTCACGTTGTAACGGCACAGGATTGGCTCCGCGCATTGAAGGCGGAGAACACCGTGCACATAGGCAGTTGGCTGCCAGACAGCCTCGGGAGAGACGCTATCCCCGTGTACGAGCTGGGGGCTGACAAAGACGAGCCGCGCAGGCGGTTCACCCGTGCTGAGGTATCTCAGCGGTATAGGCAACGACAGAAGCTAAAGGAGAACGGATCGTGACGACTTTTAAAGACTCGATTTTTGATTTTGAAGTACCGGACTTAGGCAACCACTCGGTGCAGCTAGACATAGAAGCCCCCGCCGACAAGCAACAGATCGGCGGCTCGCACTACAAGGACATGGGCATCCAGCCGTGGGCTGTGATGCAGGCGGTGCTGACGCACGACGAGTGGATCGGCTACCTCAAAGGCAACGTCATCAAGTACGGCATGCGCCAGGGTAAGAAAGACTCGGATGACGCCAACAAGGCCAAGCACTACGCCAAAAAGCTGGCCGAAGAGTTGCGTAAAGGTTTCAAGTTCTAGGTCGGGTGTAGATGACAGAACGCGGCAAGCCTTGTAGATGTGACCCGCAGATCTGATCGGCACGTACCCGATGAACTCTGTTCGCGTGCCGACTCCACGTACCGCGAAACGAGGGGGCGCGGAATCTACATCCCCCCTCACCCCATAACTTGTGACTTACAACTTGCTCGGAGCAACATCTATGACATCAACTACTCCTGAGGGAATGGTTAAGCAGCACATCAAGAAGATCCTCAAAGATGCAGGCGCGTATTTCTGCATGCCGGTCAGTAACGGTATGGGACGCCACGGTGTCCCCGACTTCCTCGTGTGTTACCGGGGAAAGTTTATCGGCATCGAGGCCAAGGCAGGTAGAGGCACGACAACCGCGCTGCAGGACAGAGAGCTTGCCGAAATTGTGCAAGCCGGCGGCGTGTCGCTGATCATCAACGAGAACGATCTGGACTACCTGAAGGGGATCTTCAATGAGGGAGCATAAATCCACTGAGAGCGACGCGAAGCTGCTCGCCCACCTCGCATCCTTGCCCGAGAAAGAACAGGAACACTTCAAGATGCTCGTGCGTCTGCTATCAAGCTGTTACGGCCAAGGCGCAGAAGCCTCCGGAGTGCTGCTCGTGCGAGACAAAGAGCGCATAGCTGTGATGTCCGTAAACGCGAACGATTTGGCCATGACCGAGATCCTCATGAGCGCTATTGATGCAATGGGGGACGTGTTGCTGGAAGACGCACCGCCCAAAGAGATGTTTAACTGAAGCCCACCATGAGCGCACCCTTCGACAGAATTCTGGCCATCGACTTCGAGACGGTGTATGACAGTAAAGACTACACGCTGCGCAAGCTCACCACGGAAGAATACATCCGCGACAACCGGTTCAAAGCCTTCGGCCTGTGCGTGCATGAGCTGGGCAGCAACGATCCCGTTGTGTGGATCAAGGGCCGGGACATCTCAGACTGGGCAGCCACCATCGACTGGAACCGCACAGCGGTGCTGGCCCATAACGCGCAGTTCGATGTGGCGATCCTGGGCTGGCATTACAACGTACACCCCGCGTTCATCTTTGACACGCTCTCGATGGCCAGGGCGCTGCGTGGGGTGGAGGTCGGCAACAGTCTGGCTAAGCTGGCCGAAGACTTCGGCCTCCCCGCCAAGGGCAATGCCATCAACAGCACGGACGGGCTGATCGAGTTGTCACCACGGGTTGAGCGGGAGCTTGCAGAGTACTGCGCCCATGATGTGTATCTGTGCGAGCACGTCTTCGAGCGCCTGGGCAAGGGCTACCCCAAGAGCGAGCTGCGCCTCATCGACATGACGCTCAAGATGTACACCCGCCCGCTGTTGGAGCTGGACTCGGACATGCTGACCGATGCGCTGTATGCAGAGCGTGAACAACGCGAAGCCCTGCTCAAGCGGCTGAACATTACAGACGGCGCGCTGGCCAGTAACCCACAGTTCGCAGAGCTGCTGCGCACTCTCGGGGTGGATCCCCCGATGAAGAACAAGCGCCCGACAGTGAAGACGCCTAACCCAGAAGGCAAGACCTTTGCTTTTGCAAAAAACGACGCGATGTTCCAGGCGCTGCTCAACGGCGCTAACGAGGATGTGGCGCTGCTGTGCGAGGCCCGGCTGAAGGTGAAGTCAACGACTGAGCGCACACGGGCACAGCGGTTCCTGGAGATATCGAAGCGTGGGCGGCTGCCTGTGCCGCTGTCTTATTACGGCGCGCTGTCTGGCAGGTGGACGGCATCGAAGGGGTCTGCGATCAACATGCAGAACCTCAAGCGTAAGAGCTTCCTGCGCAAGGCCATCATGGCGCCCGAAGGGCATGTGCTGGTGGTCGGTGACCTGTCTCAGATCGAGCCGCGTGTGCTGGCATGGCTGTCTGACTATGACGAGATGCTCGACATTTTTAGAGCAAAAGGAGACCCCTATGCGCAGTTCGGTGCTCAGATGTTCAATATACCGGGGCTCTCGAAAGAAAGCCATCCCGACTTACGCCAGTCTGCAAAGAGCGCGTTGCTTGGCGCGGGGTATGGGCTGGGCTGGGCCAGCTTTGCAGCTCAGTTATTGGTCGGCTTCCTCGGTGCGCCGCCTGTTCGGTACGACAAGGACTTCGCCAGGAGGCTGGGCGTTACGGCGGACTACGTGGAACGGTTTCTGGAGTGGGACGAGAACATCCTCCGCATGCAGGAGATTCCGCATGTATGCACTGCGAAAGAGCTTCTCGTCCACTGCGTCGCAGCGAAGAAGATCATTGATATCTATCGTTCGACCGCGTACCCGGTTGTCGGCTTCTGGGAGCTTTGCAGCGGTCTTATCCAGCGCTCACTGGCAGATGGCGAAGAGTATCGCCACAAGTGTTTGGTCTTCCGCAAAGAAGAGATTGTTCTTCCCAACGGCATGAGCCTGTTGTATCCTAACCTTCGTCAGCAGAAAGATGCTAGTGGGAGGCCGCAGTGGGTGTACGGCTCAGACGCCACGAAGCTATACGCAGGAAAGATTACGAACAATGTGACGCAGGCGACTGCACGCATTGTGATGACGGACGGCATGCTCAGGACAGCTAAACGCTACCCTGTGGCAGGCACCGTACATGATGAACAGATTGTTGTAGTACCTGAACAAGAGGGTCAGGACGCTCTGCCGTGGGTGCTGGAGCAGATGACTATGGAGCCGAAGTACATGCCGGGGATCCCCCTGGCCGCTGAAGGTGGCGTTCACCGTCGTTATGGCCTTGCAAAAGGCTAGTGGAGTTCACATGCAATACAAACCAAGCAGTTTCAAAGTAGGTGCCTCGCCGTACAAAGTGCATTACGTCAATGAGGACAGGGGCCGCGAGTACGGGGCGATCTATTACGGCACCAAGGCCATCGTCATCTACACAAAGAACCGCGCTGAAGAGAGCGTATCCGAGACGTTCTGGCATGAGATGACCCACGCTGTTCTGCATGAGATGCAGCACAAGCTGTACAACGACGAGAAGTTTGTGACGCAGTTTGCAAAGCTCCTCAACGAAGCAATCAACAGCGCGAGGGAATGACATGAGCGACGAGTTCAAGCAGTGGGTGTGCAGTATCGAGAGCGGTGTCCCGCACGGCGTAGCCTGGGACAGCACGCTGGTGAAGATGTTGTGGAACTGCTGGCTCGCATCGAGGGAGACGGCCAATGTCTGAAAAAATCATCCGGTGGTCGCACAGCGCGCTGAAGGACTACGAAGGCTGTGCGCGGCGGTATCACGAGGTCAAGGTGCTGGGCAAGTACCCGTTCCAAGAGACCGATGCCACACGCTACGGCGTGGAGGTGCACAAGGCCCTGGAGGAGTACATCAAGGACAACAAGCCAATACCGCCCGCCTACGCGCAGTTCCAGGCGGTGGTGGACGCGATTCTCAAGAAGCCTGGGCGCAAGCTGGCCGAGCATGAGATGGCGCTGAACAAACAGCTACAGTCCTGCGATTGGAAGGCTCCAGATGTGTGGGTGCGCGGCATTGCCGACATCTTGATCGTGGATGATGACGGGCTTGTGGCCTGGGTGGGTGACTGGAAGACGGGCAATGACCGCTACCCCGACAGAGATCAGTTGGTGCTCATGTCGATCATGGTGTTCGCACACTTCCCGCACATCCGCAAAGTGAACAGCGCTCTGTTGTTCATCGTCAAAGAGACGATGGTGAAGATGCAGATGATGCGTGAGCAGGCCGATGCCGCGTGGTGGAAATACCGCGAACGAACCGCCCGCCTTGAGAACAGCTTTGCAAACAATGTATGGAACCCCACACAGACGCCGCTGTGCCGCTGGTGCCAAGTGACGGGGTGTGAATTTAACCCTAGACATTAGGGGCAGCAAATGCGTTTTCACCTGACAGACGGAACACAGCTAGACCTGAATGTTAGCGGCAGCATGCTGGGCTACCGCATTTCGTGCGTGACGCTAGACGCAAAGGATATTAGCCAGATGTTAGCGGCCGCTGAAGCAGAGCGTGTTTTATTTCTGCAGCATTTGCTAACGCGATTCGCTCCTGACATCGAGACCCTCAACAACTTGGCACACGTAAGTAAAGGATTGAAAGATGACCCAGAAGAATGGTAAGCGCGACTTCAAGCATGCCTACGCCTTGCAGAAGGCCAGTGGCGAGACCAAGGATCAGCTTGAGCGCCAGAAGGCTCGACAAGCTTACGACAAGGCCGGCATAGACCGCACGGGCAAGCACATCGACCACATCAAGCCGCTGCGCGCTGGGGGCAAGACAACCAAGGGCAACCTGCGCCTGCGCAGTCCGAAAGCTAACGTGAGCGATAACGGGAAATAAGATGGAGATTCTGGACAACAAGGCTGTGCTCATCAAGACGCGCAACCCTGCGAAGTACACCGTAATACCCAAGAGCCGCATCGTTGAGGATCACGGCAATGGCGGCTACACCGTCGCTGTTTTCTTCGGCCTCGACGAGATGCGGGTGCTCAAGAACCTGGGCGTCAAGAAGGTACTCTCGCCGATCACGCGCAAGTACAACTGGCCCGGGCGCTACCGCCCGATGGAGCACCAAGTAGACACCGCGTCGTTCCTGACGCTGCACCGCCGAGCCTTCTGTTTCAACGAACCTGGGACCGGGAAGACCCTCTCAGCGCTGTGGGCGGCTGACTACCTGATGACGCGGGGTGAAGTGCGTCGCGTGCTCATACTGTGCCCGCTGTCGATCATGCACAGTGCCTGGATGGGGGACATCATGAACTCGGTGATGCACCGCAGCGCTGTCGTAGCCCACCATGCGCAAGCCTCGCGCAGAATAGAACTGGTGCAGGGGGACTATGAGTTCGTCATCACCAACTATGAAGGGCTGAACCTTATCAACCGCGAGGTGCTCAACGATGGCCGGTTCGATCTGATCATTGTTGATGAGTGCTTTGTAGCAGGGACGCTAGTGTCCACCCCGCAGGGGCGACGCCCGATTGAACAGCTAGAAGCCGGGGACGCGGTCTTGACTTCTGACGGAGTAATGCGTATAAAAAGACTTGTACGCAACACTGCTACGCAATTGGTTGAGGTCAAACTTGGAAACGGCAAAATCGTCCGGTGTACCCCTGAGCATCCCTTCTTTACTGATGTCGGTTGGGTATGCGCCAAAAATCTTGCGGGAAGACGGCTTATATCTGGCGCTGAGCTGTCCCGTTTGCGGGACGGAATACCGCCGCAAAAAAGCGCAGATGCTTTGGTTTCTATCGAAGGGGATTCCGACTGGGGTTACCTGTTCCAGATCTTGCGCACGGAAGAGGTGGCATCTAATGAATCCCGGAGCCAGCTACTTCAACCATATTTTGCCGGATCAACGGGGGAAAACGTCGGGGCCGAAGACGCCAGAACATCGGGCGAAGTTGTCAGCAGTAGCGAAAGCCAACGGGTACAAGCCGATTGTGCGCGGGGGGAACGGTACGGGCATGACGCCGATGGAACAGTTGATTTCCGAGGTCTTACCTGTGGGGTGGGCATGGAACTACCCAGTAGCGTTGGGCAAGAGGCAGCAAGGCTTTCCTACGAACTACAAGCTCGACTTTGCGTGGCCGCACCTCAAAGTGGGGCTGGAAGTGGACGGGGGCAGTCACACCCTGTTAGCGCGGCAAGCGCAGGATCGGAAGAAGGAAGCCAAGCTGGCGGAGCTTGGGTGGAAAGTGTTTCGTATATCGAATGCCCAAACGGGGAGCCTGTATACAACCTCGAAGTTGAAGGAACACCTAACTACTTTGTTGGGAATCATTGGCTAGTCCACAACTGCAACGCATACAAGAACCCCACGACACAGCGCTGGAAGTCCCTGCAGTCGATCATTCATCCGCACACCTACCTGTGGATGATGACGGGAACACCTGCATCGCAGTCGCCTGTGGACGCTTACGGTCTGGCCAAGCTGGTGAACCCCAACGGTGTGCCGAAGTTCTACACGGCATGGCGGGACAAAGTGATGAACAAGATCACGCAGTTCAAGTGGGCACCCAAGCCAGAGTCCAAGAAGCTGGTGCACGAGGTCTTGCAGCCCGCCATCCGGTTCACCAAGGAGCAGTGCCTGGATCTCCCACCCGTCACGACAGTCACCCGCGAAGTCGCGCTCTCACCGCAGCAGACGAAGTACTACAAGCTGCTCAAGGAACAGATGCTGGTGCAGGCTGCCGGCGAGACGATCAGCGCAGTGAATGCGGGCGTGATGGTCAGCAAGCTCTTGCAGGTGTCGTGCGGATCGGCGATCACAGACGACAAGGAGATTGTGGAATTCGATGCCTCAGCACGGCTTAAAGTCTTGATGGAGGTCATCGAGGAGACCAACCGCAAGGTCATCATCTTCGCAATGTTCCGCTCTAGTATCGACACGATCACCACGTACCTGGAGAAGAATAACGTCAAGACTGCGCAGATTCACGGCGACGTGAGCGCGACAAAGCGAGGGGCGATCATCAACGACTTCCAGCACACGCCCAATGTTCAGGTCTTGGTCATGCAGCCCCAGGCGACGGCACACGGGATCACGCTGACTGCTGCCGACACGGTAGTGTTTTATGGCCCGCTGATGAGCGTTGAGATGTACCTGCAATGTATTGCGCGAGCCGACCGCAAGGGGCAGAACTCCGACAAAGTGACTGTGGTGCATATACAAAGTAGCCCCATCGAGCAAAAGATGTTCAAGGCTATGGCGTCCAAGGTAAGTGACCACGCACTACTCGTCGACATGTTCGATAGCGAGGTTAAAAATAGTTGAAAAAGAGGGCATACAGGCCGCAAAATTACGGCTATGATTGTCAAAGGTTAGACAAATAAAGACTAAGGACAGGAGAGAAAAATGACGCAAGACATCGAATCCGCCAGCATCCCTATGGACAAGCTGGCCCGGGTGTATCGCAAGATGCAGGCCCGGATTCAAGAACTGACGACGGCTTACGAGACCGAGGTCGAGACGCTCAAAGCACAGCAAGAAGCTGTGAAGACGGCGCTCAAAGACCAAATGCTGGCTCTTGGGCTCAAGTCAGTTAACACGGCGGAGGGGGTCGTCATCCTATCAACCAAGACGCGCTACTCGACCCAGGACTGGGAAGCGCTTGGGCAGTTCATGATTGAGAACGATGCGATTGACTTGTTGGAAAAGCGCATCGCGCAGACCAACATGGCGTCCTTCCTGAGAGATAACCCCGGGGTAGTTCCACCCGGACTTAACAGTAACTCTGAGTACGCGATCAGCGTAAGAAAGCCCACAAAATGAACATGAACTTCACATTCACCCAGCAGCAAGCCCAGGTCTTGCTTAACGCTTTGGCACAGCGCCCTTACGCTGAAGTCAGCGGCCTGATCGAGACGCTTATCGCACAAGCCCGTACACAAGAAGAAGCCGCAGCAAACACTAAGGAGGAACAACAATGAGCAACGTAACCGTTTTCAACCCATCCAACGTCCCAGCCTTCGCCCGTAAGGGTGAACTGTCGGACATGGCCAAGGCACTCGCTGGCGGCGCTGCCGGTGGCAAGCGTGTCTCTATTAAAGGCGGCGTGTTCCGCTTGATGTCTGGCGGCAAGGAGGTTGCCAACATCGAGGACAGGCACCTGGACATCGTCATGGTCAAGGCAGCCTCCAAGGTCAGCCGCGTGTTCTACATGAAGAGCTATGACGCTGAGTCCGTGTCCGGCCCTGACTGCTGGTCAGCAGACGGCGACAAGCCTAGCTCCGAGGCAGCCAGCCCCCAGGCATCCCGCTGCGCTGAGTGCCCCAAGAACATCGCAGGCTCTGGCCAAGGTAACAGCCGCGCTTGCCGCTATCAACAGCGTCTGGCTGTGGTGCTTGAGAACGACATCAGTGGTGATGTGTTGCAGTTGGCCCTGCCCGCTACGTCGATATTCGGGAAAGCCGAGGGGGATAACCGCCCACTGCAAGAGTATGCTCGGTGGCTGGTGGCCCAAGGCATCAACCCAGAGGCAGTCGTTACCCGTATGAAGTTCGACACCAAGTCCGAGTCGCCCAAGCTGCACTTCAAGGCGATGCGTTGGTTGAGCGATGAGGAGTACGAGATCGTTGAGCAGCAAGCCGCTTCTGACGACGCCCTCAAGGCCATCACGATGACCGTGGCTAAGATGGACGCAGCGCCCGAGGCTCCTGCAGCTCTGGCTGGTAAACCGCCTGCTAAGGTCAAGCCTGCCCCTGCACCCGCTCCTGCAGTTGAGGAAGAGGATGAAGAAGTTGCCGCAGTTGCAGCGCCGAAAGCACGTAAGGCCAAGGCAGCACCTGCTCCGGTAGTTGAGGAGCCGGAAGAAGTCGAAGAACCTGCCGTGCGTAAAGAAGCGCCTAAGAAGCCCGCTGTGGAAGGCAAGAGTACCCTTGCTGACATGGTGAGTGACTGGGACGACGAGTAAGGTTTTGGGGGGAAGGAGGACTTATGGCCCTCACTTTTAAACGCTTCAAACACACGAACGCCCCCCGCCACGAGTGCTGCCATGTATCACCCCAAGTTTGTTATCCAGATAAAGGATCAGCCGCTTTCACTCGGAACACGCCTAGCAAAGTGGGCCATATTCCTGGATGTACCAGTCGCCAAGATCGCACGAGCCGTAGGATCTACGCGCCAGTCGGTCTACAACTGGATGAAAGGCGGTGAAGTATTCGTCGCCTACCGCCCTGCGGTAGAGCGGATCGTTGAAATATTACAGACGTCGAAAACGTCTGAAGAAGCGTGGAGCAAGATATGCAAGGCATTCAACCTACATCCCTGAGTAACGAAGAATTGCTTAAGTACAGTTGGCTAACCGGCGCCGACAAACTTTCTGCGCAGTGGGTATCGGAGCTGATGCTCCGACTAGAGGAGTACGTCGACGCTGAAGCCAGAGACGCCGCCTCCGAATAACCCAAAAGAAAAGGCCCGTACATGAAACCGCTTGAGTTTCTAGCGGAGGTGCTTCCGTCGCCCGGTCATGGGTATTACTGCGTTGCGGAACTCAGCTCAGCTAAAAAAGAGCACGCTTTTGTAAGTGACCTGCCCGACATCCGCCCCAAGGTTAAGGCGTGGCTAGGCGCATCCAGGGACATCTACTTCGCCCTGTCTACGTTCAAAGAAAACAAAAGCCGCAAGGCAGAGAACGCTCAGTTCATCAAGTCGATTTTTATCGACATGGATGGGTACACGACCAAGCGTGATGCCGCCGTTGCGCTGGGGACGTTCCTTGAGAAGACGGGCCTCGACTCTTTTGGCGTTCCGTGGATGGTCAGTTCTGGTGGCGGTCTGCATTGCTACTGGCCATTGACTGAGGAAGTCGACATCACCAGTTGGAAGCCCATCGCCGAGAACTTCAAGCGCCTGTGCAAGCAGGAGGGGCTGGAGATCGACATGACGGTGACGGCTGACGCTGCGCGAGTCTTGCGCATACCGGGTACGTTCAACAACAAGGCCAAGTACGAGACACCCCGTGCGGTCAAGGTGCTGTTTGAGGGTACGGCCAAGGTAGACATCCGCCATTTTGGGGCGGCTATTCGAGGGGTGCTTAAGGCGGAGAACGCTCCGATCAGCAACAACTTCGTAGCGACCAGTGTTGATCTGGCGGGCACACGGCCTAGTAAGGCTGCGGCTAAGCGATCGGCTGCGGCAGAGGCTTTGCTGAACAACAGCGCTACGCGATTCGAGACGATCTGGCTCAAGTCTGAGAAGGGCGTGGGCTGCGGTCAGTTGGAGTTCTACCAGAACAACGCCAAACAAGACGGTATGGAGCCGCTGTGGCGTGGGCTGCTGTCCTGGGCCAAGGTGTGTACGGATGCCGGGCAGTTCACCCACAAGCTCTCCGAGCTGCACCCGTATACGCCTGAGCGTATGAACCAGAAGCTCGCTGAGATCAAAGGCCCCTACGCCTGCATCAAGATGGACAGCGAGAACCCCGGTATCTGCCCGAAGTGCCCGTTCTGGGGCACCATCACTAACGCCCTGGCGCTGGGGCGGGAAGTCATCACCGACAACCGGGCCAAGGAACTGGTGATCCCGATCCACAACAGCACAGACGACGCGCCTGAGCAAAGCAAAACCCATATTGAGGATGAGTTCCACGTCGATGACGGGTTGCCTGAGAACCTTAAGACCTGCACGGTTCTGCGCCCACCACCCCCACGCGGGTTCGACTACGGCAAGCACGGGGGTGTGTACCGCAACGTCAAGGAGAAAGATGCTACAGGCGTAGAGATCAAGACGCAGATTCAGATCCTGCCGCACGACCTGTTTGTGGTGGACATGCTGCGCCAAGAGCAAGAGCACCAAGTGCATCTGATTGCCATCCGCCCCGTAGGCCCAGCGCCTGAAGGTCGTGCAGCAACGATGGAGCATCGTCAGGTCATCATGCCCAGCAAGGCGGTGGTGTCCAAGGATGAGCTGCTCAAGTGCCTTGCGTCGAACAACATCTACGCATCGTTTGGACAGGCGACAGACCCGCATCTGTACGCTTACGTTCGGGCCTGTGTAGAGAGCGCTGCGCAAGAGCGCAAGGTGGTGGACGTACCGCTGCAGTTCGGGTGGCAGAAGGACAAGTCCTTCGTCTACAACAACCGTGTCTTCAAGCCTAACGGCTCAGAGATCGTGGTGCCTATGCCCGGCATGGAGAACATCAACCGCAACACCAACAGCAAAGGATCCCTTGATAACTGGCGCAAGCCTTGGGAGTTGTTGATTGGCCGAGGCATGAACACGATGCTGGCGCTCTGCATGGACTCGTTCGGGTCTGCGCTCATGCACTTCTCCGACCACAAGGGGTTTGTGTGGCACATCGGCTCGACATCGAGCGGCACGGGCAAGTCGCTGTCCCTGAGTTTGAAGGCCGGAGTCTGGGGACATCCTGTGCATTACCGCACAGGTAAGGGCACCTCGTTCGTGGCACTGCAGCAGCGTGCGGGTCTGCTCAACAGCCTGCCTTTGTTGATCGACGAGATCACCACCAAGACTCGTAACGACACGGAGTGGGCGCCTGAGCTGATTTTCGATATCTCTGAGGGCCAGGGCAAGGAGCGCATGGAGGCTGGCACGAACCGGGAACGGGTCAACAACAGCACCTGGGCGCTGACCTGCACGATGACGGCTAACACGCACATGGTTGACCTGTTGGTGGGTGGGCGCAAGCACTCCTCTCACGGTGAGCTGATGCGTATGCTGGAGTGGAACCCAACGCGAGAACTGTCGTTCGACAAGGCTGAGCGCGAGATCCTGCGTGAGTTGAGCCTGAATTACGGCGTGGCGGGTGAAGCCTGGGTGCGGTGGCTTGTGCGTAACTATGACGTGGCCAAGGAGATGTGGAGCAAGGTTCACGAGCGGCTGCGCGTGGCGATGGACTTCGCCGATGAGGAGCGCTTCTGGCATGCTGGCTGCACGTCCACTGTGACCGCCGCTATCCTGCTGGGGCCGAAGTACGCCAACATCATTGAGTCGCCTGTGGCGGCGGTGATGGACGCACTGAAGGATCTTGTGACTCTTGCACGTTCTTCGCACAAGAAGTCTGTGCGCACGGCTGAGGATGTGCTCAACGAGTACACCCGTGAGTTCTACGGCAAGTTCGTTGTGCTGCGCTTCGACACGATGGGCCAGCTTATCGCTGACCTGGGCAAAGACCTGCAGGGCAAGACCAGCACCAAGAACACGGTGATGGGCCGTATTGAGCATGGGACGCACCACAGCAACTACGTCGAGTACTTTGTGGAGGAGTCACTGCTGCGTCGGCACTGTTCGTCTATGAGCTTTGGCTACACGGACTTCAAGCGTCAGTTGGAGAACATGCAGAAAGGCCCACAGCAGTTCCGCATTCAGTACCTGCGCAAAGACATGCTGGCCAAGACGGACGGCCCCGCGATGCGCGTGAAGGTGATGCAGATCAGTGTCCCGAAGGAGCTGCTTGATGGAGAGGGTACGATTTCCGTGGAGTGAAGTGTTGCCCGGGCAGGGGTTTTTCGTACCCTGCCTGGACACAGAAAAGATGCGCTTGCTCGGGTTACGAGCAGCGCTTCACCACGGTGTTGAGGCCGAGGCCACCGCAGGGGTATGCGGTGGCCGGTTCGGTCTGTGGTTCTTCAGGGTGCGCTAGACATCTGCCGGATCATCGTTGCTAGCTGGATCTGCATTTCCTTGACGCGCTTGATCTGCGCTTGCTTCTGCTCTGAAGACATCCCAGGCGCCATTTCGATCTGGCGTCGGAGAGCCGCCAACTCACCCATCTGCTGCCGGAATGCTCCACCTGTCGAGTTCAGCGCAATCTCACGGGCGTACTTGTCAGCGAAAGCTGCGGCATCTGCGCGGTTGCCTGATTTGAGTAGGCTTTGATACGTCCCTGCCGCTTTGCGGAACTCCTCGACGTCCTTGAATGCTGCGTCCACAATGCCCCGGCCCGTAGCAGGCTGGAACAACGACCCGATAGCCGGCATCTCACTGAGCGCCCGTGCAGGTTTATCTGTCGCGTTGGGGCTGACCAATGGGCGCAGAGGGTAGTTGGCCATGCTGGCAAGCAATATCCCCAGGCCGCCTGTGTAGCCGCGAATCAAGTGGTCAACGCTAACGGGAGAGATAGCGCCCGTCTTGCCCAGAATCTTGGCAATCTCCGTGGTGTTATTGCGGAACTGCTGCGCCGTTGTCAGTCCTGACTCTCGCTCGGAAATGATGGGTGCGTCGGTGTAGAAGTTGTAGTTGGCCGCCAGCTCAATGAGCGGTTTGACGCCTGCTGGGAGTCCGATTGGTTGCGACATTGCGAGCATCTTGCCGAAGGCATCCATGGCATCGCGCGCCTTAGTGTCACCAGCCGCTGTGTTGAAGATCATCTCGGGGATGACTTTGAACATAAGCCCCGGCTCGAATGGGATCGGGATGCGCAGCGGCTCATCAACGCCTGGAATACGCAAGAACCAGTACTGCGCACGCTCCAGCGGTGTAGCGGTCTTGTATGCCTCATCATCCTGCATCAGCGCCGCATACGCGAACGTCATGCCGAACATCAGTGCGCCACGTTTCCAGAGCTTGGCACGCGCATCCAGCTTTGCTTGGAACGCGGTGTCGCCAGTAATAGCCGCACGGTAGACCGCATCCAGACCCTGGATCTGCGAGTTGAAGAACGGGATCATCGTGGAGAGCCAGTGCAGGCTGGCGGATGTCCCACGACGCGAGAAGTTCATGGACTCTGCAGCGCCGAGCACCGCTTCGAGGTGCGACATACCTTTCTTGCGGAAGTTGTTGTACAGCGCAGCGCGTGTGGCCGTGTCGGCCTTCAACCCCAGCGCGTCTAGCTTGGCCAAGACGCCGTTGATATTCCAGCCGTTCTTGCCGCTCGTAACGTCGCGCAGCGCGTTGGCCATTTCTTCTTGGCTGCCCGGATAGATGTCGCTGCTGATCGCCCCGGCCTGCTTAAGGCTCAGACCTGCAGGCGTATCGCCTTTGAGAGACTTGGCGAATTCACGGTACGTATCAATCACCGCCGAGAAGTCACCGCCAGTGGTCATGTACGCATGGATCGGGTCGCGAATAAGCTGACGATAAGCGTAGGTCGGCAGGCGCGTAATGCCCTTGCGCAAAATGTTGGCCGGGAGCCCCATCAGCTTCACGGTTGCGGGGATAGCCGTCTTGATGCCTTGCAGCCCCATGATGACGACATCGGCGGGGATGTCTGGTGGGAACGCGGTCTCGTCTAAGCGAACATAGTACTTCTCGCCTTTGGAACTGAACCGTGCGGTAAACACATCCCGAGGCCCTTCGCCCTGGATGATCTTGGCCAGGCCCATGTCTTGCAGCATGTTTCCGACGTCACGCATTTGCATGTTTCGCACAGCCGAGCGGACGATGAGCGACGTGTTCTGCACCATGCCGGAGAAGACGGGCAGGATCTTGTCTTCACCGCCGACAAGCTCTTTAAGCTGGGGCTGGTCAATGATGCTGCCAATAGTAATAGGTTTGCTGCTGCCAACATATAGTTGCACAAGCCCTTTGGTAATGCGGTAGTACGGCACGTAGTCGCCGGCGGTCAGCGCGTTGGCCTTCTCTTGCGTCATGCTGCCGGAGTCAACAAAAAACTGCAGCAAGTCTTTGTTGTACTGGCGATAGATGGCGCGCGCGTCTTCGAAGGCCTTTTTAGTGTCAGCGTCAGACTCGACAATCGCTTTGACCGCCTTGGCTTTCTCGGCGTTAAGGATCGGGTTGCCTTGCTTGTCGTTGCCGTAGTTCAGCTTGTCGTAGCCGATGCCGTCACGCTCCGCGCGAAGGATAGCCATCCAACTTGTCCACAAGTCTTCCACAAAGTGCGCATTGCCGAGCTTGGATCCGCTCAACGCCTGGGCCATCTTCTTTGCGCTGGGGCCATCTGTCTGCCCCTCGATGACTTTCACGCCATCGGCGTTGCGTGTGATTTTCGGCGGGCCATCACTAAGCGATCGTTGGGCCAGGCGGCTGGTGTCGTCGTAAACACGCATCAGGAGCCGCATTTGCAGCGCCTGGGCTTCCGACAGTTTTCCTTTTGATACGCCGAGTTTGATCAGTGCTTCGCTCGGTGCCCAGTTGTCGGCAGCTATTGTGCGCATGCGCAGCCCCATCGCGGAGGCGGTGATCTTGTCTCCTAGAGAAGCGGATCTACCCACCAACGCGTTGACCGTGGCGACGGCACCTGGATCGACGTTTGCTGCTGCAACGGCCTTGGTACCTGAGAACACGCCGCGCATGATCGACGGCAGCATCACCGAGTCTTTGGCCATAGGGCTGGGCGGCTGGAAAATCTTGAGCGCTGAAGCCATCGCTTGTTCAGACAGGCTCTTTGGCTCCATGCCCAGCATGCGCATGATGGCTTGATAGAAGCGCTGCAAGAAGCCCGGCTTAACAGCGTCGATTTTTTCTCGCAGATTCGCGTTTGTCATGAGTTCAGCGACGAACTCTTCGACGTTCTTCTTGCCGTATTCTCTGGCAAAGGCGGGATCGTCTTTGAGCTTGGCGTACAGGGACTCCAGCTCAGAGCGGGCAGCGCGTTGCTCTGCGGTGAGGGTGTTTGGGTCTGCGCGAAGCACGCCCAGGGTCACTGCGTGAACCGCCTCGTGCAGTACTGTCTCCTCGTGCATCGAGCGATTGTCGATGTAGATACGGTTCTTAACAGGGTCGTAGAGACCCGCTACGTTCACGCCCTTATCTTTGAGGTTCTCAACAAGGATCAGCTTAGGACGACGCCCCACTGCCCTAAGCGTATCTTGGAGGTTCTTTACCAACGCCCTGTTGAAAGGCGTAGAACTCTCCCCGATAGCTTCAAGCAACCCCATCAAGTTCCCGTCTTCCGCTGCCGATACCCCATCAGGGTTTATCAGGTTGGTCGGGAAAGCGTCGTAGAGGTCATTGTTCTCGCGCAAGGCAACGTCGTTGTCTGTGTCCGTATCCGAGTCGAACTTGTCATCTGAGAACAGATCCGGCTGCTCTTCCATGAGCCTTCTAGTCTCGGTCTCAGCTTTGGCTACTTCTTCAGCCTTGGTTTCTGCTTTAGGCGCGGCTTTAGGCTCTGCTTTAGGCTTTGCTTTTTCCGATTGCGCCCGCTTTGCCGCAGCACGTTTTTCTTCAACGGCTTTTTTTGCCGCCGCTTGTTTCTCTACCGCAGCTTGCTTGGCTTCTTCCCGTTTTTCTACAGGTGTCTGAGGCGTTTTTGGTGCGGGTGCAGGCGCTGCTGTAGGAGCCGCTTTCTCTTTTACAGGAGCCGTCTTGGCTGCTTTAGCGGCGCGCTCAACCGCAGTGTTTAATGGCCGGAGACCTCTTGTGGCGGCATTCGCTGCAGCCGTGCGTTGCTTCATAACGTTGCGAGACTGTGTGATCGACTTGAGCAGCGCTTCGGCTCTGGCATCATCGGCGGCAGATGTGAATACCGACGGGCTCTCGTCTTCAAACCGATCAATGTCTCGAAGGGCCTGCCGAAGATCTTCCGTTTGCTTGGCTGCAGGCATCTTCGGCGTCACAGCGCCTGGGCCTTCGGCCTCGAACTGCGCAAGCTCACGCTGCTGTTGCGTGATGTCTTGCTGCTTACCAACACGGGCTTCTTGAACCAACGGGGCGGTCTCGGACGTGCCCATCAGTGCTTGGATGTCGGCCTTGGCCTTTGCCAGCGCAACATTGGCTGCCCGTTGACCTTCAACCGACTGCTCACGACCTGCGGCAATCTTTTCCGCCAGTGCCGTTTCGTATGCCTGCAGCACGGCTGCGCCTTGTTCAAGATTGACCTGTGGAAACTCTGCAAGTTTTTCTTGGAGTTTTAAGACCTTGGCGTACTCAGCGTCCGCCATTTCTCGATCGCCGACGGCTTGCGCTCTTTCAAACCGGCGCTGGGCCTGCATCATTTTCTTTTCGATACCGGCCCTCTGCATGTCTTCCGTTTTTTCCGGAATAACGGCGGCCTGGGCTTTTAGATCTTCCACCTGCTTGCGCATCGCATCAACTTCTTGACGCATTTCATCCGCTTTTTTCCGCTCGGCATCGGCGGCTTTGCGCACCCCTGCATACGACGCAAACGGTGCCGTAGACGCCTTATCGTCGAGGTCGGCAACAACCGCTTCTTGCTTTTTAAAAAGCGCCTCTTTGCGATCCGCCATTATCGACAGCTTGCGGGCTTCTTCCTGTGTATCAAACGCTGTTGGTTCAGCCTCGGCCTCAACATCAAACTTGCGCGTGGGGAGCACGGGCTCCGTTAAACCAGGAATAAGCGTCTGCTGCATCGGCCCGGCGCCGCCTTCCAGCGCTTCTTGTTTCTGGCGTTCAGCACGCGCCGTTTTGTCAGCCGCAATCTCCTGAGCTGTGGGCTTAAACGCCAGCGTGCCTTGGCCTTCAACGGTAGGCGCTGCAAAGGTAGCGATCTGCTGACGAACCTCTACGAGCTTGCCCAACACCGCCTGTTTCTGTGGCGCTGTCTTGGCTTTTTCTGCGAGATTGGTGAGTTCCACCTCTTTCTTTTGCAGCGCCTCAAGCGTAGGCAATTTACCGCCAAGATTCTTGAGCTGGGCATCGGCTTCTGTCAGCGCGGTCTTGACCTGCACCGCCTGATTGAACAGGGCGCGTTGCTCTTCAGGGACGGCACTCTTCATCGCCCGCCCAGAGATTTCGGTGTAGGCTTTAGCGAGCGTGTCCCGTTGCTGCATTAGCTCTACGCGCTGCTGTGTAGGCGTCAAGGTGGCCGGGGCTGGGGTAACTTCCGCAGGCTGTTGGAAGTACTGCTGATTCTCTTGTTCAGCCGCAAGTTGTTCAGCAGCACCGGGTTGTGCAGCGCCAAGCTCAAACCCAGGCAGCATGGGCTGCGCCATCGGGCCAGCACCGCCTTGCAACGCCTCTTGCGTCTGGTCTGCTACTTGCAGCGCCTGGATGTCATTGAACCGTTCTTTGTACTCTTGCTTGACAGGTTTGTACCGCTCAATAAAATCCTTTTTGGCAGCTACGGCGGCTTCGTAAGTCTTCAGCGCGTCTTCGTACGCGAGTTCCTGTTCAGCAGAGGCGTCCTTGACCTTCTTGGGCTTTTCTATCTTCGGCAGCGTCTGCTTTTCCCGCTCCAGCGCTTGGTACTGCGTGTTTAGTTCCCGAAGGTACTCAGGCTGCTGCTTGCGCTCCGCTTCCGCTGCGTCAGCCTCGGCTTGAGCGGCTTGGGCCGCAGTACGTTCCTCGGCTTGCTTAGCCTCGGCAACCGCACGCTCTTCGCCTAGCCGTTTTTCTTCTAGCTTCTTGCCCTGGGCTTTGATACTTCCGCGATCAACAGCGCGACCAAAGGGGCCTAAGACAAAGGCCAACGCGGCGCCGCCTTGGAGGCTCTCAAGGTACTCTTTACGGGCTTCGGGGTCGCTGATGTCCAACCCGGCTTGAGCGCGTTCCAGAAGCTGCTGTGCTGCTTCGGTAAGCCCTTCGGCGGTCATAGCCTGACTGGTGGCTTTTGTGTAGTCCCAGGCAATCTGTTTCAGCGTCTGGTTAGCCAGCGCTTTAGCGCCCGCTTCCGTGACTTCCCGGCCTGCTGCGCCCAGCAGTTTCCCGAGCCCAGGAGCCAAGAACATAGCGGCTGTATCAAGCGCTGCCTGCGGAACGGCAGTTAACGCGGCTTTACCGAGATCGGCTTCTTCCAGCGTCTTGCCCGTCTCCATTTGCGCGGCCAAGTTCGAGCCTGTGAACTGTCCGGTAGACACTGCGCCAGCACCCAAAGCACCCAGCGCTGCCGCCGACAAAGCTCCAGACACCGGCAGTGTGGTTGCCGCAAACCCCGCCGCTAGTGGTGCCGCCATATAGGGCAACGAGCCGCCTAGCGTCTCTTTGAACTTCAGCCAAGGAGACGTAGACCAGTCATCTTGCGTTGGGGTGAACCGCTGTGCAGCAGCGGCTTCCTGCTCCTTGTAGTACTTCTCCGCTTCGGGCAGGCCCATCAAGCCCATCTTGCCTAGAGTCAGCGCCCCTTCACCCTTCAGGCGCTTGAGCCCTGCGCTTGCAGCAGCAATCCCGCCGGAGGTGTCTTCTTTAGGTTTCGACGGGGCAAAACCGAAGGCTTCGGGGTACTGCCGCAGCGCAGCCGACATAGCCTCCTGCGGTGACTGCCCTTCTTGAATAGGATATCCAGAACCGTCAGGAAGAATTACGTAGGCCATAGCTGTGGTGTCTGTTAGGTGTAAAAACGCCGGTACGTACCGGCGTTTTTAGTTTAAACGTTCGTGGGCAAAAAACCCCTGTTTAAGGTTTTGGGGGACGAATAACCGGAGGAGGCGTTTCTGAAACCGACGCCTTGTTCATTGCGGCAAAGGTTGCCCGCATCGCTCTGTACTGTTCAACCGCTTCTTGAGGTTTTAGCAGTGGGTTTGCCTGCGCAAACTTCATGAGCCCCTCTACATCCTCCGCACCAAGCTTTGCTTGTGCTGCTGCGTAACGTAAATTATCGGCACGCTCTTCCGCTTGCAGACGCATCTGAGTAGCCTGAAGCGTCGTTGCGTTCCCCGCTGCAGCAATTTCTTTTTGAGACGTTATCTGCATTTGCGCAAGCAACATGTCGTGCGCTTCTTTATGCGTTATTCCATAAGCGGCTGCAACAGCATCAACCTGGGCCTTCATGCTGTTCTCGCTACGGGCAGCCATAGCGTCTCTACGCGCTTGCGCCTTCTCGAAGTCTCCGGCTTTTGCTGAGCGTTCCGCTTCGGCAAGCGCGGCCAAGCCCATCTTGCGTTCTTTCTCGGCTTTCTTGAGGTCTTTCTGCGCGCGCGAGTACTGCTCGCCTCCAGCAGACGCCCCTTCAACAATCGCTTGAATGGCGTTCTTACCGGGCTGCACAACCTTGGATGCGAACGTCAGCCAAGCCAAGCCTTCGTTTGTTCGCTGCTCTTTCTCTACATCGGCACGGTCTTCTTCGAGCGCGGCCTTGCGTTCTTTGAACGACTCGGACTCAGGGCGGTTTGCGAGATATTCCATCTCCCGCTGCGCATCGCGCTTTGCTTGCGCTTCTTCAGCGTCTGCATACACTTTGCGTATGCTTTTTATGAAGCTGTCATCCGCCGCCACGGGTGCGGCTCCGGCAGGAGCGCGAGGGATTGCACCTAGCCCTGCGCTAGGTTGTGCTGCTCCAGGGCCTCCGGGTGAAGTTGGGAGAGGGGGCATGGATGCACCACCGCCAGTACGTGTTGCGTAGTCGGTTGGAAGGGGGCTAACGGGGCTAACGGGGGGTGCAGTACGATTCTTAAGTTTTGCGTATGTCCAATCCCCTTCGGGGTTCCCCTCGTTAGCTTTTTGCATCTCAGCAGACGTCTGCACGGAACGCACGAGAGGGATATTTCTAATATCTTCTTCGCCAATTAGCGGCGTGTCTCGAACCGGGTTCGGTGCTGTCCAGTGCCGGCGTTTAGTGGGCGCGAACACGCCTTCTGGCCAATACTCGGAACCCGGTACGCTGCCTCGGTTCTGAAACCGAATCGCTCCGCCATCTGCGTAGGCAACACCGCCAGTGCCGAAATCGCGATCATCGGCGTGGGCATACGGGCCGGCTGTGGACTCACCACCGCCTGCAAACGCGACCAAGCCGCCATCAGCAAACTGCATGTTGGGGTTCAGCGCACCAATACCCTGGTCTTCTGGCAACTGAGCGGGCTGCATTGCAGCCAAGGCTTGCTGGTTCACTGGCGCCTGGGGAGCCGCGCCTTGCCCTTGCGGAGCAGAGCGCAGCTCTTTGCGCATGTTGCTCTCGTTGAACGCCAAGGGGAACATGTACGGATCCTGCTTGTGCATCTCAGCGAAGCGCTGCAGTTCCTGGTCGCTCATCATCCGAAGACGGGACGTGATCTGGTTCGCGTTAATCATTTTCAACCCTTCATCCGAGACAATGCCAACTCATTAAGGCCAGCCGCCTTAACTCTACCGCCTTTGGCCATGCCTGCCATCTTGCTGACACCGTAAGCTGCCGAACCAAGCCCGATAAGATTCTGCGCGGTGGTTGGCGGTGCTTCGTAAATTGAGCGGGTGGTGCCTTGCGTACCGCGCAAAATGTCGGACAAGAACCCGAGCTGCTGCGTTGGGTAGTTCCGAGCCGCAGAGAAGTCAGCGTATTGCCGGTTGAGGATGTCCTGGATCTGCTGCTGTTGGAACCCGCCGAATCCGGCTTGCTGGCCCGTGATGGCCTGCTCTTGACCAAACTGTTGCTGGCCGAGCTGCCCAAGTTGCCCCGCGCCTTGCAGCGCCGTCTGTAACCCTTGCTGCCCGAACCCTGCGCCGTACTGCCGAGACTGCTCAGACAACCGCTGTGCTTCAAGACCGGCTTGCTGGTTCTGCTGCTGGGCCTGCATCATGGCTTGCAGGTTTGCCTGCCCCGCCGTCAATCCGGCCTGCTGGTTAAGCTGTTGCGCCTGCATGTATGCGCCAAGCCCGGCTTGACCTGTGGTAAGACCCGCCTGCTGATTGGCCAGCGCAGCGCGCTGCGCTTCTTGTTGGTTAGCCTGTTGCGCTTGCATGCTTGCTTGCTGATTGGCCAACCCCGCCTGCATATACGACTGCAACCCCGCCTGTCCGGTCGTCAAACCTGCTTGCTGATTAGCCAGCGCTGCGCGTTGCGCTTCTTGTTGGTTAGCGAGCTGAGCTTGCATGCCGTACTGCTGATTGGCCTGCTGCGCCTGCATCATGGTCTGCAGGTTTGTTTGCCCCGTAGTAAGTCCAGCCTGCTGGTTGGCCAGAGCCGCACGCTGTGCTTCTTGCTGGTTAGCAAGCTGCGCTTGAATATCCGTCTGCTGGTTGGCTTGTTGCGCTTGCATAAATGCGCCCAACCCCGCTTGACCCGCAGTGAGTCCAGCCTGCTGATTGGCTAGTGCTGCGCGTTGGGCTTCTTGCTGGTTAGCAAGCTGCGCCTGCATGCCGTATTGCTGGTTGGCTTGTTGCGCTTGCATATAGGACTGCAATCCAACTTGACCCGTAGTGAGTCCAGCCTGCTGGTTGGCTTGCTGAGCCTGCATCATCGCTTGCTGGTTGGCTTGCTGTGCTTGCAGCGCTCGCGCCTGATCGGACGTGAACATGCTCTGCGCTTGCTGATACGCCGACTGAAGACCTTGGGACTGGATATCACCCTTCTGCATCGCCAGATTACGTGCGGCTTCGGCCTCCATGATGGCTTGGCGAGACCCGCCAAAAGCACCAGCGCCTACAGCCTGGGCACCACGCTGCGTACGCGCAATATCTGCCTGACGCTGTGCTTCGCGTTGCTGGGTATTGACCACGTTCTGCATGTACGGAGACATGTACGCTTCAGCAGCGCCTGGGGCAGTGAACCCTTGCGTACCGACCTGCCCAGCTCCAACCCGCTCAAAACCGATTTGGCCCCCAGAAATGCGATCCGCCTGGACTTGTGGGCCACCGCCTACGCGCTCAAAACCTAGATTTCCTGCACTAATTTGTTGGGCGCTAACTTGTGGGCCACCGCCTACGCGCTCAAAACCCATCTGGCCTGCTGCAATGCGATCCGCCTGGACTTGTGGGCCACCGCCTACGCGCTCAAACCCGAACCCACTTGCGCCTACTTGCGGTGCGTACACCTGCGGCCCAGCGCCTACACGCTCAAAACCGAACTGACCTGCGCCGACCTGCTGTGCGCCAATCTGCCCAGGACGAATCTGCTGTGCAAAGAACTGGTTCGGTTGGTACTGTTGCCCCATCGCACGCGAAGCAGCGCCGTATGCAATATTTGAAGCATCCGTAAGCTGGGGTGCGACTTGCTGGTTCTGCGCGGACTGGAATGCCTGCTGCTGCATAGGGGTGAACTGTGCAGCCCGCTCTCCTGTGTACTCTTGATAGGGTGCATTAGCGACAGCTTGCGCTTGCCCCACCAACTCCATGTACGGTTTTTTTGCGTACTCAGGAATATTGGTCTGATAAGACGTCGCTGTTGACCCGCTGCTACTACTGCCACCGCCATCGCCCAAGAAAACGCCAAATACGCCAGACTCTTTAAGGCAGCCTAAAAGAAACTTAATTACGCTCATCTAAATGCTCCTTGCGATAGTCGTCAAAGCGTTCATGCACTACGCTTTTCCATACGTCTGGTAAAAATTTCTGTGCTTCTTGCGGCCCAAGACACACGTGCACGGCATACGCAACAATATGGCCAGCAGCGTAACGCAAATTGTGCGAAATCTCGATTCCGTGCGGGTCTTTGTCTTGCTCGAACTTATTAGCCGTTTGATACGCAGAAACTACCATCAACCACATTGGCATTATCTGCGACTGGATTTTTTGATAGAACGGGTTCAGCGGTAAATAGACAAGACAAATGAGAAACGCATTGTTGATAGCGTCTGCGGCCACATCTTTGTCCTTGTCTACTAGGTCGTCCCATGTGTGCGCCAGATCGACAAACATGCGGTACATGGCCAGTGCGTCTTGGTTCCCGCCGAACCACTCCAGTTTGCCTTCGTTGCTGTACACGGGCTATCCTTTAGTGAACACAAAAACGATCGTTCTCGTGTCCGGCGTTTCGTGACCGTGCCAAGAACCCATACGCGATTTTTGCATGAACTCGCTCCAGTGCTGCGTAAATACTTCGGGGTGCACCAGAGCTTCGCAGCGTAGGCCGGCATTGGCTGCCGAGAACAGCACACTGTGCATGGGGTGCGCACGGTACTCCCACTCTGGAACGTACACGTCTTTGAGCAACTGCTTTCTAGACGCAAAATCTTTTATTACCAGCCGACCGCCAGAACGAAGCAGCCGTGCAGATTCGATCATCAACGCCGTGAGGTCACCATAGCCCAACGACTCGTTGAACATTACGTAGTCAGCCACTGCGTCAGGAATGTCCTCGACATGGTGATAGTCCGACAAGATGCAGTCGCGCCCTAAGTAGCGCATGATTCCTGCTTGCGTTGGGCTGCTAGTAATGTTCAGCGTGCGGGTGATCTCTGGCGACACTGCTTTAAGCCCCGCGCACATAGTGCCAATACCAGCGCCCATGTCGATCACGAACCCACGGGGCTTAAAGTGTTCGTTGTAGAAGTGAACGTGCGCGTCTTCTGAAGACCCAAACAGGGTGCACTGGAACAGGTTTAGCCCGTGCTCCAAATACTCCGCTGTTTCGATCTCGTAGTCGTTCATCCCATCGCCTTATTGGGATTGATCTGGCGCTGTTGAGAAGTCTTGCCGTGCGCGTTCTGGCGAATGCGGTCAAGCATGGCGTACAACTTCTTCGTTCCGCCAGCCTGTTTAACTTGCTCTGGAGAGAGGTACGCTTCGCCGCGTGCGACACGCGCCTTCTGCTTACCCTCGATCGTGGTTGGGATCGAGTCGCTCATGCCGTCACCAGGGCCGTCGATAGGCTGCGCGTTGTACTTGCGCATGAGGGCTTCCAGCCCTGCATCTGTGCTGCCGTTACCAAGTGCAGAGACAACGTCCGCAGGAATAACGAACCCACCTGTGCGCAGCATGCCGCCAGCCTTGTTGCCACCGCCGTAGTCACGCTCACGCTCTTGGCGGATCCGGGCTTCTTCCTTTGCCTGCTCAAACGCCAGACCTTCGGGACTCTTTTCACTTCGACCGTAATTGACGTAGTGACTCCACGCAAACATCTCCGGATCCATGCCGCTTTCTTCTGCGGCAGCAAGTACGTCGGGCTTTGACATCAAGTACGCACGGGCAGCGGGCGATATCGTAAACCGTTGCGCCTGCTCATCAAGCCAGCTTGACGATGCCGCCTTTGCGGTCTCCGCAGCTTTTGGAGCGTTGGCCTGCACCATCTCGTCCAGCGTCAACGGCTTGCGAGAGGGGGCGGTCGTACCGGGCCCGGCAGGATTGACTGGCATCGCAGTAACACGATCACTACTTTCAGGCACTCCGTACCGCTGTGCGTAACCTGCGTTCGTGCGTGAACTAGAAGACGGTAACTGCCCGTACAAATACATCATGGCGTCGGCACTAGGGCCGCTCATTCCTTGCGCAGGGCCGCGTGCGTAACGCCCCATTGCGCCGGGGTAGTATGCGGGTGCGTTTGCTTGCACAGGAGCTTGTACTGGAGCTTGTACGGGCGTAGGTGTACGTACTGGTGCTTGTACTGGAGCTTGTACTGGAGCTTGTACTGGAGATTGTACTGGAGCTTGTACTGGAGCTTGTACTGGAGCTTGTACTGGAGCTTGTACTGGAGCTTGTACTGGAGCTTGTACTGGAGCTTGTACTGGAGCTTGCACAGGCGTAGGTATACGCACAGGAGCTTGTACTGGAGCTTGTACTGGAGCTTGTACTGGAGCTTGTACTTGGCGTCCCGTGGGAACAGGCTGTCCTGCTTGCGCGAAGGCCGCATTGTACGCAGCCTTGTTTGCTGCCTCTTTTGCTGCTATTTGCTCCATGACAACGCGCCCGCCGCCGGCCAAACTTACGAGCCCGCCTTCAGCCAATCGCGTGTAGGTGGGCCGGAAATAGCGCTTCTCGCCCGTGTAAGCAGAACCGGGCAAGTACTCTCCGCCGGTATAGCCCGCGTCATAGCGGTAGCGCGGCGCGTCGCCGTACTCGTCTTCAGGGTTACTGAACGGCTCGGGCGGAGCCATGACGACCGGAGCCGCAGCCATAGACGCACTTCTGATAAGGCCGGACGTATTACCCACGCTCTTCATGAACTCCGCTGGGTTTTGCGCGGCAGCATCAACGCTCTGCAAGAACGTCGGCTTCGCAACGGGCGAGGTGGCTGTTTGCGGCCAAAACTCTTGACCTTGCCCTAGCTCTGCGGTTGGTAACGAAGGTGTAACTGGCGGCGCAGCCGCAGCAGCATCGGCAGCAGCCTGCGTCCATTCAGAACTCAATGTCTCCTGGAAGGGTACTACGGGCGGGGTAACCGCAGCCGTGCCCGCCGCTTGCAAGCCAGCACCAATATTGGCACCACCATATGCACCCAGGCCGCCAGCGATAGCGCCCATCAGGGGGTTCTCTTTATTGGATAGGGCACCGACACCTGCGCCGAGAGCCGCCGCGCCTGCTGCCGTAATACCTGGAACGATAAAGTTCGCGCCAATCCCAATCAGCGTGGGGAGGATGTTCTTCAGGAACCCGGCTTCAGGCAATCCTGTGTCAGGATTGCGTGTGAGAGAGCCGCCATGAGCCATTGCAAGAGATTGCAACCCGCTGACTTCGCCGGGGGTCATGTGGACGAGCAACGAGTCTTCACCCCTCCCTCTAGACGCAAGATGTTGTGCAGCAGCTTGAAGGCTCATTGGTGCCTCGCAGAAAAGGGGTTGTTAAAGTTTAGCATGTCGGGTGTCAAGGGCAAAGTTACTGTGTGAGGTCGTAGAACGACATTGCGCCCCATCCGCCACCAGTACTGGCAAGTGTCCGTGCGCATAAGGTGTAAGTGTCGCTTACACCCGCTAAGGAAACGCCGAGTTGCAAATCCCAGTTGTACGGGCTCGTGCTGTTTAGCGGGATTCTCCCGGACTTGCCCGAGGTGTATCCACTAGAAACTATCGTGCCGCCAGTTGTTGCCGTGGCGGTGTAGTCCACCTCGACGTTTGCGTCAGTGTCTGACGCTACCCAAGCTGCGCCCGTAAGCGTGGTGTTCTTGAGCAACGCGACTTCGTAGCTATCCGTAGTTGTCGGCAAGAAATCATAGCTGATGGGGATAACGACAGCGCCCAAAGCGGTCGAGGCAATTCGGATAGACGCCAACGGGTAGAACGCGGTTGTGATGAAGTTGCCGCCAGGGATGCTAGTTCTTCGAGCCATATGCTCGATAGATGTCTGCTCATAGCCCCCGTCAGAAATCACGGTTGAGCAAATCTGGCGCATGCTGGATGCGGTCGTAGTAGCGGCGGTGTTGGTGATCTCGTACCGGACGGGAAGGATGGCCGTGGTCATATAGACCGTAGCGATGCTGTTGGCGTTATGGAACGTATGGCACAGGATGAACTGGCCGTCGATGATGAAGCCGCAGCGCACAGAGCCAACGCCAAGCCACTCAAAATCCATCCACAGAATCTGGGCCTTGGACGCATCGAGCACGAGCCCACTGTCACCCGTGCCGTCTAGCTTGTCGCCGTTCCAGTTCGCCTGAGTAACCGTGCGCGCATCGGAAGTGGCGCCGCTAATGTAGGAACGCAGTACGAACGACTTGGTGGAATCCGCCTGCTGGAAGAACACGCCGTTCTGCGTGTTGAAGTAACCCACGCGCTGCCGCAACCCCGTCTTGGCCGCATTCATGGCGAAGGTGGCCATCAACATCAACCCTTTTCCAGGCTGATACGGGAAGCTGCGGAAGGTCTGCCGCACAACCGAGGATCCAGACGACGTGATTACATTTAGCTGAACTGACGACTCGTTTGGTAGGTATGTCGTCGTGCCACCCGTGGTCAGTGTGGTGTCGAACTGATTGTCGATTGCGTACCGATTCTGACTATCAAAGAGCGTGTATGGCTGGCTGACTTGGAGCCGCCCGAAAGCATCAAGACTCGTGCTTTTGAAAGTGATGGGTATAGACGTGTTAGCAGCCACGAGTTGTCCTAAGATGTTGTCGAGTTGCCTGAAGTACAGCCGCAAAACATTGGCGAACTGCTCTTGATAGCGCGAGTCGTACTCGCCTGGGGCGGAGGGCAGCCGAGGCGCCACCACTTGGTTGATGGGGTACTCCGACGTGACGATTAGAGACGTCATAGTTATCTCCTGCGCCCATCAGGACGGATGTTTATGCGCGTCGCACCCATCTGCCACGTTGTGCCCAGCGCGGTGGACTCCACCTTGAACGCCATCTGCCGACCGCGAACCCGAACGTAAACGAACTCAGTGAACCGCTGCACGAGGTAGTTGTTCTGCACAGAGTAGTCGTTGACGCTGGCCACATCGGGGTTTGACGGCGCAGCGTTGTAAGCAGCGCCTGGGTTCTGCCGAGGTTTAACAGTCAGCGTTATCTCCGGAGACACGGCGGTTGAGCCGTCAAAACAAACGTCCGGAATGAGTGAATCAACGTATGCGTAGTGGTCGCCCTCACCGATGTCAAAGTCGGCGGATTGCACGTAGGCCGCCAGTGGGGAGGGTGGGTTCGTCGATCCGTCGTCGTTGCCGTTCTCGTGGTACAGGATCTGGCCATCGTAGTTCAGCGCAATAGGCGCAGCGAGATACGGCGAGTCAAGCCAAGCAGTACGAGCTAGATTGCCATACGCCCACACGCCTTCGAGGTAGTTGTAAATGGCGTAGCGGTCGATCGTGGTGGAGTTCGCAGAGCAGTAGAACCACCAGATTTCGTGGAACCCTTCATTGGTACCGGCAAAGAACTGGTAGCGCTGGCTCAGATTCAGATCGCCAAAGATGTACTGCCGAAGCGTGCAGCTCAAGGACTCCACCCGGCCCGAGTAGATGTAGAACTTGTCTACGCCCATCCAGTACGTGATGTTGTTGGCCACTGCCGTCGAGTTGGGCGAGGCGATTGAGATGTTGTCGGCCAGGATGTCGAACTTCCAGACATACGGCGGGCCAAGGTACTGCATGGAGTACAGCGCGGCATCCGTCCACACCAAGACTTCTTGACGTGTTTGTTGCGATGTCTGGATCTCGCTACCCCGGCTGAGTCGGAAGCTGCCAGCCTGATTAGTGATGGCCGGAGTCCAGATGTTGTAGTTCTCTTGGTCTGACCACCGCACCAGCATGGGGTCACGCACACTCGCGTTGTAGTCGTTGACGCCAAAAGTCAGAATGAACCGCGAACCATCAGACACAGTGGCGTGTGTACACACGGTCGGGCAATCGGCAACGGTCAGTGCGTGAGTACCCGTTTGGGTACCCGCAGTAGTGTTTATCGGGGCGCCAGCAAATGTCGCTGCAAAGTTCGCCGTCAACCCAGACACGTTAACTAAGTAGTACGTAGTGCCGGGAACCAAATTGGTCGGCAGCGCCCCGTTGGTTGTTGCAACGAATGTCGTGTTTTCTTCGAGCGCCGTCGTCAGCGTGATGACGCCGGGGTTAGCGTTCGTAACGGTAAACGCTTGCTGCGTAAGCAGCGTGGCGCGGTTGATAAGCGCGGGGTTACCCGGATCCGGTGACCAGATATACAGCCCCGAGTACCGGGGGTTCGAGATCAGTGCTTCGCCATAGTTGCACCCGCTCCACAGTTGCGCGTTTGAGCTGGCGTAGTTGGACGCAGTGTTGCCCCAAGCGCCGTCGCCCCAAGCATTCGTACCCCAGCCGGCAACGGGGAGGGTGTAGGTCGGGCCTGCATGTACCTGAAAGTACCCAATAACGCCCGCTCCGCCTGTGCCCGTATCGGCCACCGTCGCATTGACGCCCACGTTGATGGTGAACGTGTTGGTGGTGATTGTCGTTACGAGGAACTCGGAGTTCAGCACCGTGGCCGTGATCGCACCCCCCAACCCAACAGCGCCTGAGAAGGTCACGAAGTCGCCCACGATACAGCCGTGGTTCGTGCAGTTGACCGTGACGATGGCCGTCAGGCCGATCGTGTTAGCCGTGAATGTGACGTCGCCTGCCTTGGTGGTGTAACGCAGGGGCGTGATGTCGGTGATTGCCCCACCCGTGCCGGTCTGCAGGTACAGCTTGGAGTTGGTACCATAGACAATTGGCGTGGTACCGGCCAGCGTCTGCCATGTGAACATCCAGCGCCCGACGCCCCAGAACGACCCGTTGTTAGTCGGTTTGAGGGGCTCTTCGGTAACGGTGAAGTCGCGTGTCCAGCCGCCGATCTTCTCGGGCACGCCTGATCGGAAGCGGATCTTGTCGCACTCAAACCACCCGCCCTTAGCAGTGAGCGCCGTGTTGTCGCGGTTGATGCCCGGCTTGAATAGCAGTTTTTGAATGGTCACTGTTTCTACCCCAATAGTGCGGCTTCTGCAGCCCGGCGACTAACCAATCCTGGAAGCACCCGACCACCGCCTCGAACCCATTTACGCAGTTCTTGTTTTGCGGCTTCTGGATCGTTTGCGTTGATTTTCTTGCGCAGCGTGGATGATTGCAGGTTACCAGTACCGAGGTTGAAAGCAAAATCCAATATCGCAGCAATCGCCCCAGGCCCCCAGTCTTTAAGGACTGGGCAAAGACTCAACACCCTCGGCTGTACAGCGCGAAGCTCGTGCATCAGCAGTTCTTCTGCGCGTTGCTTGGTAATTGCCGGGTCACTCAGCGTAACCCGTGCCCCGTTCTCATATCGAGTGGAGCCATAACCGATCGTCGCCACATTGGCCGGGCACAAATAAGGCTTCAAAAACAGCCCTTCAAAGCGCCTGCACAGGCCCGCAGCAATGATCAGTTGCGGCTCATTTTCCACGTTTTCCCAAGCTCCGGTCAGCGAAGAAGAACCCGAGGATGGCGCCTACCAGCTCCATGTCCCAGTCACCCATCTGGAAGTTCTGTGAGACCAGCTTACACACCCACAGGGTCAGCGCGATCGTAGCGGCTGCGGGCCGCACAACGCCGTTCCAGATGTCCACTACAGAGTAGCCGGTCGGTGCAAAAGCACGGGCCATCGCCGCGCCAAACGCATCAGCATCGGTTTTATCCACCATCGCCTGGGACTGCGCTTCGATGACTTTGATGCCAAGCTGGGCTTGCAGTTGCAACGTCTCTTGGTTGCGTGCGTGAGCGCGGTCGTCGATATCGCTTTGCAAGCGCAGCATTTCCAACTCGTGTGCGTTGTCTTGGCGCTTGTTGATGAAGGACGAGATTTCGCCCCACAGCATGCGAAAAACTGAGCCGCCAAGGAATGAAATCAGGGCACTGAGCATAGGGCCTCCTACTTAAACCGGCGGAGTTTGAAGAGCGTGTGCAGGTACAGGGCCACGAGCTCGTCCACAATGTTCTGGATCGGCGTGTCGGTCTTGTCGAAGGCTTTGTACCGAGCGCTCTCGATCTCGCCCATCTGGTACTCAAGTTCGTCGGCCACGTTGGGCTCGCCTTCAGGCTCCAGATATGGAATGGGCTTCATCATCCCGTGACGAACTTGGCAGACTTCTGCCAGCCTATCGGCGGCCTCGATGATGCCCTCATAGAACTCTTGCAGCGCGATGTGCGCAGCGTAGGACGTTGTCCTTAAGTGTTCCCGGTGCGCGATGTCCCGCGAGAGGAAGAGGATGGCGATGATTTCGTGACCCATAGGTGCCTTCGTTAAATCCGTGCGGTTGCAAGAGCGCCGAGGACGGCGCCTGCAATTGTCGCCAAAGCGTCCAGCAGTTCTGGGTTGCCCTTGTTTGATACCTTGTCGTAGACCTCTTTAGCCACAGCCGCCACGGTGCCCGCCAGCAAGCCCGCAACCACGCCGAAGAAAAAATGCACGAGGATGAAGATCACCAACCCGTAGATCAGGTGGTTGGCTTTGTCTTGGGGGAGTTGTGGGGGTTGTGGGAGGTTCATGCGTGTTCCTTAAGCCGGAGCAATGGTTGTGACGGTGCCCGATGAGCCTCGGAACTTGAGAGCGCCGCCTTCAACGTAGAGCTGACCCATACCCGCTGGGCTCGTTGTTGGGGCCGTTGCGTTGGCCATGCCGATGACTTTGGCGGCCGTAGTCCCTGCTGCGGTTACACCGACTAAGAGGTTGCCGGAGGCATCCAGCGTCATCGCCTGCGTGAAGCTGATCGCGTTGCCTGCGGTGCCGGAGGGGGCGGTCAACCACTGGTGTTGACCGTTGCCAACAATGTATTGCGCGGCGGTGTTTGTGTCTTTGTATCTGTAGCTACCACTGGCGTAGTAGGTGTTACTGTTCAGCCATGTCGCATTACCAGAAAGACCCCAGTTACCAACGCCTCCGCCACCGGGGAAATCAATGCCGCCTGCGGCACTCCAAGCACTCGGCGTCACCCCCAAACCGAGGTTGCCGGAGGAGTCGAGGCGCATGCGCTCGGTCCCTGCCGGGGTGCCGCCAGTAGTAAACGTGATGGCGTTTCTACCGTTTAGCGTCAAAAATGACGCTCCCGTGCCCTGAGCCGACACAATCGCCGTGCCGGGGTCGTCAAAGATCAGGTTGCCGTTACCACTCCCGATTCCCTTGACGGTCAGCGTCCCACTCGCATCCAGCGTCATCGCCTGCGTGAAGCTGATCGCGTTGCCTGCGGTGCCGGAGGGGGCGGTGTACCACTGGTGTTGTCCAGCGGTTTGAATGTAAGTTGTGGCCGCTCCCGTTGCGGTGTATGTGGAACCTGTGCCTGCTGCTACATACGCATTGCCAGAAAGACGAATACTTGTAGATGCGCCAGTAAGACTACCGTATGTGGTTTGGAACGCTTTGTATGTGCTATCCCACGCACTCGGCGTCACCCCCAGACCGAGGTTGCCGGAGGAGTCGATGCGGGCGCGTTCGAGCATTGTGTCACCGCGCCTATACGAGCTAAAAGTTAAAGACTGTCCGTTAGCATCGCCTGAGGTTTGAACTCTCCACGCATACGTCGCGGAAGAATTAACACTGTCAGAATTACTTGCACCAATATCAAAGCGAACATCAGAAGATGAGTTGTAGCCAGTGTTTACAAGCGCCCTTATAGAGCCAACAACATCCAACCTCGCCCCCGGCGAACTCGTCCCAATACCCAGTCCTGTGGAGGTCAGGCGCATTTGTTCGGAGCCGCCAATCGTCCAAAGCGACTGCGTACCAGCGACATAGCCCATCGTCGTAGAGCCGCCGACACGACCATAGGCGGTTGCCGTGGTGTCTACCTGAAGAACTGATCCTCCGGCGTCAGTAGACGATGCAATTAGACGAAGACCCGTTGATGTGCCAGTAGTTGCTAAATTCGTCCCATCAAACGTCAGCGCAGACCCAGTGGTCAGGACTTTGCTGCCGTTGAGGTAGGCCACGCCGTTGGCTGTGCCGCCGGACAAGGTGACAGCACCAGAGATTGCAGCAGTTCCTGTTACATCCAGCTTCGCTCCCGGCGAAGTCGTACCAATCCCAAGGTTGCCGGAGGAGTCGAGGCGCATCCACTCAAAGGTGTTCAGCGTACCCGTGGTTGTGTTTGCCCCTGTTACGCCCGTGTAGAACGTAATGCCACGGCTGAAGTCTTGGATGATTGCGTTGCCGTTGTCGTTGGTTGTCTTGGTGTAGGTCATTGTCCCGGCAGACTCCGCCGAGACAAACAGGTTGTTGGCAACGTAATCGCCAGCGTTCTGCTGTGTTTCACCAAGCGTTCCAGCCGTACCAAAGTAGGCCTTGACGCCACGAGTTGTGTTGAGATCAAGCAACCCTCGGGGCGAACTCGTCCCAATACCCAGTCCTGTGGAGGTCAGGCGCATTTGTTCGGAGCCGCCGTAGGTGAACAGCATGCCACCCGACGAAGCAAGGATAGAGCTAGTGACCGTCGTCGCGTTGTTGGAATAGAGCTCGATACCGCCGCCCCAAGCGTTGTCGCCAGATGGGCCGCTAACACGTATCCCGGAACCTGCAGGAACTTCGGCAACATGCAGCAATTGCGCAGGTGCTGTCGTAGCAATCCCAAGCCTACCGGCAGACGTTACACGAAGGCGCTCAACGCCCGCAGTGCTCAAGGCAACGGTAGACGTAGTCGGAAGCCAGAAACCTGTAGTTGTGTTGCCGACGAACGAAATCGAAGGAGCGCTGACCGAGCCCGCATCAAACAGCAGAGACGTGAAGCCCGTCGTTGCATCCAGCACGTTCGTGCCGTCGCAGTACAACATCTTGCGCTGCCCATTACCGACCGTAATGCCTGAGCCCGCCGCAGTCTTAAAGACGATCGACTGGCTACCCGTCGTGCTGTTCGTCACCACATACAGCTTAGACACCGAGGGGCAGATCACGTTGCGCGAGACCGTCAGAGTGCCCGTCAGCGTGATGAACATGTTCCGAGCTTGGTCGGTCGTGCCGTTAGCGACAGTCAACGTGTAGTTGGCGTCTGTCATGGCCACCGCAGAAGTGCCCGCAATCGCCGCTTCAGCCAGAGACGTCACACCCGTGTTGACCGTAGACCCCCAGGAACCGGCAAGCTCGCCCGTAACGGGCAGCGTCAAGCGTAGCGATGGTGTGTATGAACTAGGCATGACGCCTCCTTGTGTGCCCGGTACGCAGGCTTATTAAGCAAACCGCAACAGCGCCGTACTAGCACCGTTTGCCGGCATCTGAATCGTGAATGTGTTGATCGCGGTCTTGTCGGCGCCGAAGTCCAGAACGGCAATTGCGCGGTTGGCCTTGCTGGAGTTGTAAATCAGCGCGCCGCGAGCCGTGAAGTTAGCCCCAGTCCAGGCCGTATCCGCAAAGTCAACGTAGGCGGTTGTCCCGTCCGTCGTGAGCGTAACTCCTGTCAGCGTATTGCCGCCTGCGGTGTATCCAGGCCCTGTCGTCTCGCCCGTCACGGTGTACGCCGTTGTGCTCGCACTAAGTGTGGCCGCGCCCGTATACAAGGCGATCTTGAGGACGTCTGTTTCCAGGTTGTGAATGGCTTGCCAGCTCTCTTTTTTGAAGCTGGTGACGAGGGTTTGCGTAAGCGCCATGTCAGTTTACCGGCTGTCGATACTGCCCAGAACGGTAGGCGTCTTGACGCTCCATACCGTCCCCCAGGCGTTTGGCCAATGCCAGAGCTTCCTTGTACTTGCCGTCGTAGAGCGCCAGCAAGTCAGCCTCACCCTTGAGGAACGTGTACGCTTCGACCAGACATCCGTACAGCAGCACCGTGTCGAAGTTATCCCCAAGCCACGTTGTAGAGGCCGTGACGATCGAATCTGGGTAGAAGAAGTAGTTAAGCTCGATGGCGTAGGCCGAGGTCGGTGTCGGGCCAATGATCAACTGCAACTCCGTAGTGGCCACGGTCTGTGGCCCGTACAGCGCGTAGTACTTCGGCAGCCCCGTGCTTGATACCGTCGGGTAAGCCTCACGAATGAAGTTAACGTCCTTGTTGAGCAGGAAGTTATACCGACCAGTGTCATCCACAACAGCAAGCGCGTAGGGCGCCAAGAAGTCATTCGGCGCATTGAGGTACGGACTCCCGCCCGTCAGATTGCCCGAAAAATACTTACGCAGCGAAGGGAACTGCACCGAGTTGTAGATGCGCTGTTCCGCTTGTCTAACAAACGTAGGAATGTTCGCTACGAAGTCTGTCTCGTAGTTCTGCAAATAGCTACTAATGGTCGCAGACAGCGTAGCGTAGTTCATAGGTTATCAAGCCATAGGGCCGCGTGCCATCTTGCCTTTGGTGGCTGCGCCGCATCCGCGAATCTGAATGCCATCAGTCTTGGTGGCTTTGTACTCAGCGCTTCGGTTGCTCGCAACGGAAATTGGCGTATCCCGCAAGACTTGCTTGACGGGCTTGTTCTCAACAACCGCAGGGGTTGATGCTTTAGGGGTACGGTAGGTGGCCATATCAGCCTCCGCGTTTCTGAGCTGCGACTTTCGCCAAACCGCGTCCCATCTTGAGCATGTCCATGTTGCTCTTGCCCGTGTTTCCGCTGCGCTTTACGCCACCATCTTGCGGGGCCATCTTGTCGCCGGATCTTGCGGAGGGCTGTTTAGTAGTTGCCATGACTGGCTCCTTCACGTAGTGATTACTGAGACTGTACCAACAATTCCTTGACCAACCAAGGAATTAGCCGTATTGCCGCTGATAGCGCTGTTGCCGCCACCGACTGGTGCCCAGCCCCACTGGAAAATGCGGCTGCCTTCACCAATGAGACCGTTGCTGAGCACGCCGGATGTGACGTAGCTTCTATCAGGACGAGGGTTGCGAACCCCTTGCGGATCATCTACAGGGTACATCCCCAACTGCAACTGCGGATGATCTGGGTCATAACACGAGCGGCAGACCAACATGTTGATGTTCTTGGTCTTAACAACCAGACTTCTCAACAGTTTTAGCTTGAAGCGGAATGCGCACCGATCGCACTCGGCGATCGAGTTCTTGCCCGAGGAAAACCGATTCCCCATTAGAAGCCGCCACCTATGAACTGCTGTCGTGGCACAAAGCGAACTGCGGCCTTTTCACGGTCTTCCGAACTTGCCAATTCCCACGCTTCGTCGTACTGCGCCTTGAGGATAGGCAAACGCTCTGCCCCGCCAGGAACCTTCAGCGCTAAGTAGTACGCAAGACCGGCCACCATCGAGGGCAAGAACCTGAACGGCACGTCCATCGTATTCACCCCATCACCAGCGTCTTGCAGACGACGCAACCGCCAGTACACGAACGTGTAGGTCTGGCTGTCATCGGGCACGGGCCACACAGTGAAGGTAGGCGTAGCCTGCCGGTTGATGTAGACCTGGATGGGTCGAGCTTGCTGGAGCTTGTTAGGCACGGTGGCGTAGGTGGAGACGCTGATCCGCGTGATTGTCAGGTCGGCTTGCGTAGATGCTACGCCTGCCCCTGTACGGATCACATGCTCTAACAAGTCCACAGTATCTGCTGGCAACGTGTAGGTGGCTGTACCAGGAGTCAGGACTTGGGAGCCCTGCTCGATCGTCCACATATTCACGCCACGATTGGCGAAGTCTGCAAATAGGAGATTTAGAGAACGGCGCGCCGTTCTCAGGTCATATCCCGATCTGGCTTCAGAACCGCATCGCTCGAACGCTTCTTCGATGATTTCCGTTAAATCTAAGTTGAACGTCGTCGTACCCGATGTCGTCATTTTACGTACTCCAAACGCCAACCTTTAGACCGAGCGCTTCGCCGAACAGCTTGTGCAACCGCTTGTAATGATACGTCAAGCTGTTGTGCAGCGGCCGTCGCAGTCTCCCAAACAAATACTCCGTACCAAGGGTGCAGGCCGACCACTTTCCGCGCCATATGGTTTAGCGCCCCCGCTTGTAGCGAACCTTTACCATACCCAGGGTTTTTGTCCCCGCGTATCAACCCTTTCTCGCGCATTAACGCCGCATGTTCAGGGCGCTTCTTCCCAGCAAATGCGCTGTAGCAGTGTTCTCGTAGCTTTTTTCGGACTTCAGGACGCCTGGACACATTCCGATCCCCCCGCATGTCCTGCGCCATTATCTCTCGCGCGGCAGCGTAGTCTCGCCCTCGGCGGCGTGCTTGATCGTTGACCATCAGCTTAAACGATCGCGCCATTGCGGGAGTCTTGTAGATGCGATACAAAAGCCAGTGCGCTAGAAAATGCTCTCGCGCCGTCAGGCGTACAAGGTTATCTGCTGTATCGGCTCCCCCCATGCTACGGGGGAGAATGTGGTGCGCTTCGACATACGTACCCGCGTCGGTACGGGCTTTTGCTTTTGCAACAAGCGCTTCGTACCGAGTCTGCGAAATACTTTTGCCGGAGGTTGCCATGCTTATCTCTTTGCGGTTTTTGCAGACTGCTTGAACGCGGCTGCGGTAGGCGCGCCAGGGGTGCCGGGCTTGCGCATCTTCTCACCAGAACCCGCCGCAATGCGCTTGCGCTTTGCATTGATGTTCTCGTAGAGACCGCCTTGAGCGTAGGAATCCACCGACTCGGGAGAATCCGTTCGGGTGATCTTCTTTGCCTTCGGCATCTTGCTGGGGGCGATAGCCCCCATGCCCCTAGACGCACGCATGATTACTTGCAGCGCCCGCCGCTGGCCATCGTGACCATCTTGCCTTTGGTCTTGCCCTTGATCTCGATGCCACCGCCACGAGCGTACTTGGCAGCAGGCTTTTTCTTCATCATCTTCATTTCCTTGGCTTCTTCAGCCTTGGACTCTTTACCCATGAAGGGGGGCATTTTTCCTTTGGTAGCCATAGTAGTGCCTTTCTGTGCCTTATCGGCATTGACGAAATCTTTACCAACAGACATCGGGACACCCGCCTTCTTTGCGAATTCGGGGCTGTGCGCGATGGCCGCCATGAATTTGTGTTGCTTAGTTGATGAAGAAGGCATTTGCTTCTCCTACTCTTTCGAGCAAATTTTTGATCGAAGCCTGCGAACAACCGCCTGAACAGTCTCGGTCTCCCAAATGCGGATGACTGTCCAAACAATTGTAAACATGGCAGCAATCGCAGGTAGTTTATCCACGAGTGTCCCCACAACGGTTACAACTGAAACTACATCAACCACATGCTTTGTGGTTTCGTCGACATGCGTACTCATTTGCAATTCCACCGTTTGAGGCTCGCCGCTTTACGTGTAGGACGGCCTTGCTCGTCTTTCATCGGCCCAGGCATCCCGCTCATGCGGGCGCAAAACGATTTCCTGCGCGCAGCGTCGGACTTGCTCTTGGGATTGGGCGCGGGGGCTTTGAGGTTGGAACCTGTGGCCGCGTTGTACTTCGCACGACCTTTGGCCGTGAGACCTGCGCCTTTGCTGACCGGGAGTTTTTCTCCTCGACCGACCGCTAATGAGACAGGTTTTGTTGCCATTATGCCCATCCTTGACCTAGATTTGGGAGAAATGTTCCCCCACCCGATTGTGCGCAGGAGTGCTTCATAAGGTCAACGGTGGTGTTGGCGGAAACCACGCAGGATCAAACGGCTCAACCACAAAGCCAACCACACCAACCATCACCGCATCCGACGGCTTAGGAAACACCCACTTACCGCTGACAGTTTCCT